AAAATCAACTCCATCAACTTTAGCTTGACTAATAGCTGTTCTAGCATGCAATAAAGCAATACCAGCTCCTGGTAAGATACCTTCTTCGAGTGCAGCTTTAGTTGCTTGGAGCGCATCGTCAATGCGATCTTTTTTCTCTTTCATTTCAATTTCAGTACCTCCACCTACATTGATAATAGCTACACCACCAACCATTTTGGCAAGACGATCTTGCAAACGTTCAACTTCATAAGGTGAATTAGAACTATCAATTTGTGATTTTAATTCACTAATACGAACATCAATTTTATCAACATCGCCTTTACCATCTACAATAGTAGTAGTATCTTTACCTACAGTAACAGTTCTAGCTTTACCAAACCATTCCATATTGAAACGTTCCAATTTCATACCTTTTTGAGGTGAAATTACAGTACCACCAGTTACAACAGCAATATCTTCTAAAATTAATGTTCTACGTTCACCAAAGTCAGGTGCTTTAACAGCTACTACTTTCAATATACCTCTCATTTTATTTACAATGAGTGTTGAAAGTGCTTCACCATCAATATCTTCAGCAATAATAAGCAATGCTTTATTTTCTTGTGATACACGTTCAAGAATAGGTAATAGATCTTTTATAGCACTTAAACGACCATCAAACAATAAAATCAAAGCATCATTAAGAATAGCCTGCATTGAATTATTATCCGTAACCATGTATGGTGACTTATAACCACGATCAAATTGAAGACCTTCTACTACTTCAAGCGATGTTTCACCCGAACGAGATTCTTCTACTGTTACTACTCCATCTCTTCCTACTTTATCAATAGCAGTAGCTACTAGCTCACCTATTTCTTCATCACCATTAGCTGATAATGTAGCAATTTGTTTAATTTGCTTTTCATCATTAATATCTACTGATATTTTTTTCAATTCAGCTACTACTGTTTTAACTGCTTCTTCAATACCACGTTTTACCTGAGTAGCATTTGTTGAAGGATAAGATGTTGCTTCAATTGCTTGAGATGCAATTGAATGTGCTAATACTGTTGAAGTAGTTGTACCATCTCCTGCAGCGTCTACAGTTTTTTGAGCTGCTTGTTTAATTACAGTAGCGCCCATATTTTCAATTGGGTCTTCCAATGTGATTGTCTTGGAAACACTAACGCCATCTTTAGTTGATACTACTTGTCCATGCTCTTTCTCAATCAATACATTACGTCCAAAAGGACCCATTGTAACTGAAACTGCATTATTGACTTTATCAATACCTGCTTGTAGTTTTTCTTTTGCTTCCCTATCAAATTTAATTATTTTACTCATTTATATTATTTTTCTAAAATTGCAATTAAATCTTGTTCTTTACAAACAACATACTCTTCACCTTCAACAGTGATTTTTTGTCCACCAAATGCAGGAAATATTACAGTCTGACCCACTTCTACAGTGTTTGGAATTAAAGTTCCAGTTAAATTAATTAATCCAGGTCCCGAAGCTATTACTTCACCCATAAGTGGTTTTTCTTTCCCCATATCAGGTACTACAATGTTTCCATACATTGTTTCAGTTTCATCTTGTTGTTTAATCACGACGTGATTATGTAATGGTTTTATTTTCATAATTTTTCTATTTCTTGTTTTACTTCTTTCCAATAATTAAAATCCCATCCTCCACCGTTTTTGTCAAGCGCATCCATTATTTGATCAACTGCTTTTAGTGCACACTCCTTTGCATATTGATTTCTATACATAGATTTGAATTCACCTGTTTCTACATCCATTAATACACCCGTTGAGAATCCCATATCACTAATAAGTTCTTTTGCTTTTTCTTTCGGTGTCATAACATTATTTTAATTAAAGATACTGACAGGTCTCTTAAATTCAAAACTTATTTAATTGTAACTTTTGTTGGTTTATTTTCCTTTGCAAATGGAATATTCAAAGTCAATAATCCTTTTTCCAATTTAGCTTCTAGCTCTTGGAGATTATATTTACTTGAAATTTTCCAAGCAAGATCAAAACTTGATTTTTTAATTGTGCGCAATAGATATCTATACTCATTCTTTTCTGCTTCCTCCTCCTTATCACTTTTACGATAAGCAACACGAAGTGTTTCTGAGTCAACAATAATGTCAATATCTGATTTTTCAAGACCTACTGCTGCGAGTTCAATACGTAAACCATTATCTGTTTCTTGGATATCGCAAGGAATTCCTGCTACTTTTTCTTTGATTGGTTTGTAACCATCATTTGAAAAAAATGATTTCCAAAGAAGATCAAATTCTTCATCAAATTTCCAAAAATCATTATACGTGGGGTAATTAGTAAAGGTATTAGATGTTACATAACCTCCTGTTGTTGTTCCTGTTGTGATGTAATTACCTCCTGTTAATGTAAATCCTCCTGTTGTTGTTCCGTTCGTTACTACGAACACGTCTGTAGTTTTACTCATTTTGTTTTTATTTGTGCTCCCCTAAGGTGAGCGGGTTAATTAATAATTCGTAACGTGAGACCTGTCAAGTATCTCGTATATAAATATTATTCCTTTGGGGGAAGATAATATGTGCTTTTAATATTTTTTTCGTCTATGAATTCTAATTTTAGAATTCCATTCTCATCAAACCAACCACGACCTGTTGCTCCTTTATTTTCAATAAATATTTCTTGAATATAGTTAGCATTATATATAAATGCGGAAGACGGTAATGTCATTTCACTAGCTAACGTATAGAAGTCAATTTTATCATCATGTGATGTTTTACCACCTAAAGTAAAGTAAATATTTTTTTCTTGTTCTTCACTATATGCGGCTTGAATTTTAACTTCATCACTACCTAATGCTTTTTTAGCTCTAATATAACGATCAGTTAGTTCTTTATCAATATCAAATGAGTAATCAAATGTAACTTGACTTTCATCTAATACCATCGTTTCAATAGGTATCATTCTTAGATCAGCAAGATGATAAGTTAAGTCATATTCATTATCTGCTATTAGTAACTTAGTAGTAATATTATTATGCGTTTCAATATTTAATGCTATAAATTGATTTGTAATACCTACTAATTTGAGTAATTTATTTGTGTCATATATCCCTAAAACACAATCATTAATTTCAAATCCAGGAGCTTCTACTACACCACATAAATCCATTGTAGGTGAAGTAAATTGTATTTGTACTTTTTCATCTTTAATTATCCATTTTACTTTTTCATGTATTCCATTTAGGTAATACTTTTCAATAACGGATAGTAATAATTGTTTTTCCATAACTTAAATTTAATATATCTGTTTTGCCTAAACAAACTTAAAGAATTTATTTACTTTATCATTCAAACTAGGAAATGACCAACCTAAGTCTTTATAAATACTTTTTAATTTATTTAATAATGTTGATTCGAATCCTTCATCTCTATCAGCAAACTTATCAATTAGTTCAACAATAAAATCCGGATCATTGCCTGTAAATCCAATTACATCAATTTCATATGGATTTGTTTTAAGTTGAATATATTTCATCTTATCACCCGCTGTAAATAATGGATATTGTTTATGTACTTTTTTAAATTTAAGTAAGTCGTTGTAATATATAGCGGCTTTAGTATTAATAGGACATTTTGATTTTAATGTTGAGAATATTTCACCAGCTTTAGGAGCACGTTCAACGTATGATTCAATTTGTTTTACTCCTGTAGGTTTAGCTATTTCTTCAATAGGCATTGTTTTAACATATTTTTTAAAATCGATTATTTTTTGATCTATTTCTATTTTAGGTTTACCAAACATAATATCTTTAAGTAATCCCTCACCAAATTCAGAATATAGAGGTGTCATATTTGATTTCATCAAATCAAGACCCATCATTATCATTTCATCAGCAGTAACACCTTCTTTATTTACAATGTACATTGCATAACGACGTTTACCTGCGAAATAACCTCTTTCAATAACTACTTCTTGTTTTAATTCAAAGTAATGGTCTCTATCTTTAATATTAAATGCTTTCTTAGCAAATGTACTTATATATTCGTTTGCTACACCCTGCAATTCTGAGGCTATTTCCAAGATAAGGGGCATAACTTTGTTCTTATCATTTAGATCTAAGTCTGGGTAGCGATGAAGTAGGAGATCTTTAACATGAATAAATAACGAGTCAGTATCGCTAGTTATGATTCTATCTTTATTTTCCATTATTTATTTTTGTAGTTATATTAATCATATCAGGTAAATCTTTTCCATTACCAGATTCTAGTAATTTAAAATATTTTTTATCTCCAACAATACCATCAACACTCCATTCTGTTTTTATTCCATTTTCGTAAATTGGAATTGAATATGTTGAAGATAAGGGTTTAATAAACTCAAATCCTTTCAAATCGTATTTCTTATTAAACATACCTAGGTTTAGTGGATTGTTTTTTGAAGGTCCAAATATGGTTGCTTCATTAAATCCAGCTTCATTTATTTTATTATAATTCATAAATTTATTATTTATATTTCCAATAGCTATTTTTATATATTTTTCCTGTTCGAATAGCTCCTGTTATCCCACCACCTATTTCTTTTCTAATTTTATTTCTAGATTCCCACTCCTTAATTATATTATTTGTTATAGGATCTATTTGTAATACTATTTTTTTTCTGTTTACATTTTTAAGATATGAATCTTTTAGTGCTCCATACATTTTTCCTTTTTTTCCACTAGGTTTATCTTTTTTTGCTTTACTTATGTTCTCTCCTCCCTGATGTTTTTTTCTTAATTTATTTCCAAAGTCAGGTGGTTTTATTTTATTTTTTAAATTAGGTTTGCCTTTTTTTAATGTTGACAGTAAATCTCCAAATCCTTCTGGTTTAAAGCGTCCTTTCATTTTTTCGGATTGCTTTTGTTTTGATTCATCAGTATGATATTCAGGTCCACTTCCTCCTTTTTTACGTTTATTTACAACATTATACCCTAAATTAATATAATATTGTATCCATTTTGTTTCAAGCGGTTCCCATTGGTTTCTATCTAAAGATTTTACTTCATCTATAATATTATATTTTATGTTATCCCCAAATGTCTTTTTATGATTATACTCTCTACTATTTTTAGTTTTACCTATATATACTTTATTAGGATTGTTATCTATGTTTGTAACAATATATATTTTAGTTTTCATAATTATTATTTCCAATAAATATATGAAAGAGACAAGTAACTACATAGTCTTTTTCTTATTTCCACATCCTTTAGGGGTATTATTTATTTCATTATTAATATAATCATTCATATTTTTAATACTTTCCTGCAATAATCGTTGACCAGTTAATGTAATAGCTTTAGATATCATTTTATGGCCGTCAGTATAACGCCAGCCATTAATTGCATAACAGCCATATACGTCATTTAACTTAATTTTATATGCGTGTTGTCTATGATTATAAAACTCACCTTTAACAGTATCACCTGATTTGTATGCTTTTTTCATTAAGTTTTTATATTCAACTCGCTTATTAAACCAATCAGTTAGTACTTCACATACTACTGATGATTTATCAGTTCTAAACATAGCACCAGATGCTGCTATCATCCATTTATTATCTTCAATTAAACCAATTAATACCCCTACTTTTACTTGTGCTTGTTGAGTTGTACGCTTTTCATTCAATCGCTCAATAGTGATTATTTGTTCAGGATCCATTCGTTTTAGATCATTTAATGTCCAATTATTATCGTATTTATTTTTGTTTATAATACGACCAACAAACGTTTCAATACCTATATTAAGCGAACGAATAATAGATGGATATAGTGATGTGAAATCTAAATCAATAACCCACTCATATAATCCAGGTATTGGATCTTTTAAATAACCACCTGCGTATTCTTCTTCAAGCTGTTTAAGTGCAGGATTAGTAGTTGTAGGTTTATTAGGTGAAACTATACCTTGACGTTTTAGGTAAGTCAATATAGCGCCGTCGTTTAGTACAGTTGATAAATAGATCATTTCATAAGGCACATGACATAGATGACAAATTGCAACCGTTAGTTCAATGAATTTAAATTTCTTTTCTAATTCAATAATAATTTCTACGTCACGTAAGTTGTATTCAACGTATTTATTTACATCTTCTTTGAACAATCTATCTAAACTGCCTTCATAATCTACTTTACCTAAATTAACATATTTTACTCCTATATCGTTTAGTTTATATGATGGTTCTTGCTTCATAACATACTTCTTATGAAGTAACATATAATCTAAATGATTAATACCTGCTATTTCAATTGGTTGAGATGTATCCCACTCAGTAAATTTAAACTTACGGATTGGGGATAAACGAGCTGCTTCATCAGCTCCTAATACATTATTTAGTCTATAATATAGATAAGGAACGTCAAAGAAACCACTATTCCATCCTGTAATAATAGTCGGATCTACTGTTTTCCATAATTCAAGAAATAATAATAGTAATTCTTCTTCATTAGCACAAGGTACTACTTGTTTATTTTCTTCATTTATAGATTGTAATTGATTTTTTTCATCTAATATTAAGCAATAATATTTTTTACCTGTAGCATCATACAATGAAATTGAAGTTATTTTCATTGGTGCTGATTTAATATATTCAGTAGTTAGAGCACCACCAATTTCACACTCAATATCAAAGTAAATTATATTATGCCACTCAGGAGTATCATCACTATCTTTATATTTATCAATTAATATAGCAGTAAGTCGATCGATATCTGCTTCATATAAATGATTATCAGTCCATTTATATTTAGTAGTTAATTTAGCTCGCTTACCATCTAGTGTTTGGTATTGACCATTATCGTCTATTTGAAAGCGAGGTACTGTATATTGAAATTCAGTCCATCCTTGATTATCATCACGTAGATGATAACTATACGATTTATTGTCGTAGAATATTGCTTGATACATAACTTAAAGATATAACCTTTATTTTGCCAAAAATTAAAATTATCTATATTATGATATTACTTATAGATATTTAATTCTATTTCTTCAGGAGTATAATTATAGAAATGTTTATAACTATGTAAGAAAGCAACATCGGGTTGTTCTTCTATTGGAATACTCCATCCTGTTTTATCCCACCAATTACCTATATTTTTAGAATCATATTGAGCCCAATCTTCCCACACTCCACTAGTACAACCATTAAACTGAAAGATAAAAGATAAAGTAGCATCACACCATTCAATTGGTCTGCTATCTAATACTTTAATTTTATCCCAAGGAATATTATTTATATTTTCATAAATTTTAATAAATTTTTCTCTATTGAATATAGCACCTCCACACGCTCCATAACTTTCTAAAGAACCTAATTTACTCCAGTGGTTTCTAGAATGATCAGTTATATTAAATTTATTTTTAAGATAACTATATAATTCAGGAGTATATAAAGGACCATTTGCTCCTGAAATATCAAACTGAGGAGGTTTAATTATTTGTCTTTTACACCATACATCGTCTTCATAGTGTAAAATCCAATCAACATCTTTTAAAACAGTAGTGCATGCTTTATATATTCTTTCTAACCAATCTAATTGACCGTTTTCTTTAATGAATACTCTTCCTGAATGAGGATTATTAATTCCAGTTTGTTCTAAGTGTTCATAATAACAATTAAATTTTTCTGCTACTTTTTCTAATATGTTACTTCCATCTTCGTATAACATTGCTGGAATATCAGGATAGATTTTTCTAAGTTGTTCTAAAGCTTTATAGCATGCTACTAATTTATGTCCTGATTGGTAAAAAACTCCTAGTTTCATAGTATTATATCTTTTCTATTTATCCATTCTCCATCTTTATTTACAGGCCAGTAAACCCACTTATATGGTTTAGTAAATGATTTAAAATGTATCTGTAAGTTTGGAGTATATTCTGTTAAATCAAACCTATATATTACTTCTTCTTTTTCATTTTCAACACCAATATAAATAAAGTTAAAATCTTCTGTTGGTGGAATACTTAAAGTTAAATTATATTCTTCTTCTACTATTAAGTCCCAATCAGAATCATCATTAATAGGTGGATTAATTCCTTTTAATGTACTTGGATGTAATCTTTTATTTTTAAAATTAATACCAGCATATAATTCATAATCGCGGTGAGTACGTACTGTACCTAAACCGTATTCATCTAAATCAATATTATTATCTTCTTCTTGTAACATATGACGTAAACGGCGTTTACTATCATTATCTATTTCCCACCATGGTTTTTCTACATTATTAGCTGGGGTAAAATCATCCCAATGTTTAGTTCTACCTTCACGAGTATACTCATGCCATATTATTGTTTTATGGGGATGAAATAAATCATATCCTAATGTATATGATCTAATTGATAAACTAATTTCATCACCAGCAAAATAAATATTAGGATCGTATTTATATTCTTCACAGTGAATACCTAGTGTAAAGAAAAAATGACCACTAACAAATCTAGCAGGAATAGGAGCAGTTAATGTTTCCCAATCAGGTATAGTATGAGGTCTAAATAATATAGTGCCACCTGATGTAAAGTTAGAGGCAACCATTTTATATGGCTCTATATTCAATAATTCATTATTGAGAGGACGATACATTCCTGCATACGAAGTAATAATAGGTTTAGGTGAATTAGTTAATTGCATCATTTCAATTAACTCTTCATCCCAATCTTGTAAGAAACGATGATGTGAATCTAATTGTAAAGTATATTTTTCACCTTTCCATAATTTTTGAATTAAACTTCTAGCCCAACATAATCCTTTACTTTCACTCCAATGTTTATCTATTATAGTAAAACGAGAATCACTAGCAAATTCAGCTAGCGATTCTGTTTCACTTCGTTGCCAACAAATACCAAATGTAAGACGCTCAGGGTATTTAGCTTTAGCTATACAATCTCTAATTGTAGGAATCAATTCAGGATCTCTATAACTAGCTATCTGAACGAATATTTTATCCATTTCTTTGTTTATCATTTTGCCACTGTCCATCATACATTTCGGCTGGTGTGCATTCGTAGAAGTAAATTTGAGCTACCCGAGCATCTTTTTCAATGAATATAGGCTCAAATACATAAAGTAATGTACCCATATTCTCTGTTTTAAATCCAGGATCAAATACTGGGCTATTAATGATAGCTCCGTTGCGGTAAAGTGAAGAGCGTTGTTTAATAAATGCTACTCTATTACTTGGAATAGTACAGCCTTCATTAAAAGTAATATCGTATACACCTTCATATAACAACCATCCTTCATAACCATCTAATTTAATAGGTTCTATTGGCTTATATGTAGTTAATTCAGTTTTATCTTTTAATACTTTACCGATTTTACCATCAGCATGATAAACATTTGCACTAATTTTATTACCTATTTTTTGTACTGCTTTTAAACTAAGATCAAAACCTACTTGTGCTGGTTTGCCTTTAGTGTGTTCTAGTTTTAATAGATTTTCTTCTAGTATTTGATTTACATTTAACATAACATTGATTTTTAAATAGAGATAGGCGAAAGATAATTAAATCTTTTCGCCTATCCAAATTAAACTAAATTAAATTATTTTTTAGTTTTTTTAACGATTGTTGGTTTTGAAGCTTCAACTACTACGGGCTCTTCTACCTTAACTGGTTCTTCAACAGCAACAACTGGTTCTTCAGTAGTAACTGTCTCTTCAACAGCAGTAGATTTAGGAGTAAATACTTCTACAAGCATTTTTAAAGGTCCATCAGGTAAGAATCGACCAATAACAGCTACAGCTGCTGCTATTAAAGCGTTTACTAATGTTACTTCACCAGTAGTAAGTTGTTCTTGTAATACTACAAAAAAAGCAGCTAAAATACCAACAATAGATGTAACTGGAGAGTCACCTAAAATTTTCTTAAACATAATTTATAAATTTGATTTCCAATAAATATATTAAAATTAGCAATAAGCTTGAAGATTTAATTTAAGCATTTCAAGTACTTCTTGTTTAGCTGTTTTATTATGATCAGCAAACACACCGCTTATTTCACTTGTAACCATACTAGCACCCCAATGTTTTACACCCCTACAGGATACGCAATTGTGTGTGCTATGTACTATTACCATTACTCCTATGTTACCTTCACAAATATTATTTATAGCGTTATGAATAGCTACAGTAAGTTGTTCTTGAATAGCTCCTCTACGTGCAAAATGTTCTACTACTCTATTTAGTTTAGATAGTCCAACTACTTTACCATCTTTACCTGGGATATAGGCAATGTGTGCTTTTCCTAAAATGGCTTGATGATGATGGGAGCACATAGACACAATAGGGATATCACGTTCTAAAACAATACCTGTATATCCATCACTAGGAAAAGCAGTAATATCTGATGGTAATTCATATCTACCCTTCCATAGATCAAATACATAAGCTTTAGCCACACGATGAGGAGTTTCCATACTGTTTGGATCATTTTTCCAATCAACACCCAATGCTGTAAGAAAATTACCATAAGCTATTTCAGCTTCATCTACAATTTTCCATTTTTCATCATCAGTAAGTGAACGATGATAACCATCCTCAATAAGAGAAGCCAAATAAGTTGAAATACCATTTGCAAAACCAGGTTGTGCTGTTTCTAATGCCTCAACATTAGCAATTTTTCTACGTTTATTCTCCATATTCTTCTTTATACATTATTTTAAAATAACATTTTTCACATAATTGACCTGCACCTTCGACATAATAATTTCTTTTATCTATATGATCCGATTTAAGATAAGTAGTATCTTCATCGCAGATCATACAATACTCTTTTTCATCGATTAGTTTTTTCATTTTTATCGTTTTTATCAGCAAACCAAACAGCTATTTTTAATAAAAATAAAGGAAAAGCTGCTATTATTATTAAACCTGCTGTTAGATATACTATTTTCAATGTTATTTCTTTTTATTATGTGCTATTGGTTTTCCATTTTCATCTAACAATACAAATACAATTTTTTCAACTTTAATAATAGTTTGTTTAGTATCTTTATTTCGTACTTCGCATACAATAGTAATAGATGTTGTACCTACAGACACTAAATCACATCCTATTTCAATAATATCACCTATCTTAGCTGAAGATACGAAATTAATTTCGCTCATTGCCTTAGTAACTATATTTGTTTTATTTAGTTGGCAAATAGCAAATATAACTGCTTCTTCGTCTATCCATTTTAAAACTTGTCCACCAAATAAAGTACCTCTAGCATTTAAATCGCTCGGTTTAATTAGTTTTCTAGTTCTAAATTTCATTATACATTTAGTGTTTTATCCCAAGCTGAAATATGTAAACGAGTTAAACCACGGAATTTGTATTTTTTAGCCATTTCTAATACAAATTGAGTACGCTCATGGAAATTATCTTGACTATCTAATCCTGGCATACAAACCACTTTGGAAAGCGGTATACTAAATTCATCAACAAAGTCACGTAGTAGTTCATTAACATCTTCTTCATTTGATATAACAAATTTAAACTGATAGCATCTATGTTCCATTATACGCTTTATAGCGTCGGGTACTATACGTTGTTTAGCTGGTAAGCCTGAATTAGATAGTTTAGGTGAGCAGTTGATTTGGTCTAATTGAATCCAAAGCGGATGGTCAATATAAACGGTACCATTTGTTTCTATTTCACTAAACGCTGTGATTTTATCTGTTTGTACTAAACCACCTGAATATATTACATTAATAGATGGGTCTATAGATTTCCAATACCAAATAAAATTTCTAATTGCTTCCTGATGTTCTTTAATTGTAGGTTCACCACCAGTCCAAATAATATGAATAGTACCATTCTTAATATCATCGTAGATACCTTGTTCTTTCCAACGATCAATTAGATATTGAAAATCTTTATCTTCACCCCTCCATAGCCACTGACTTGTAGAATCACAAGTCCAAGTTGCTTTACCTTCTGCTTGTAAATCACCTACGAATATTTCTCCATCTTCTAAATTCTGCTCTTTAGCTAATTGATTAGCGAATACTCTACTCATACCGCAAGTTAGGTTACAAACACCTAAACGAACAAAGTATGATGGTACTCCGCTACTTATACCTTCGCCTTGTACACTATAGAAGTCTGAACTTATAAGTAATTTATTTAGATTGATCTTGCTCATTAATATATGATTTATATTTTTCTTTATCTATTACTATCATTTTAGTAGGAGCAGGTGCACCAGTAAAGGGACAGTAATTAATTTGAGTTGCATACTCTTCATTATGTGCCCACATTTTTCCTTCTTTATCTATTTCTATGTGAGTTATTGCTTGACCCCACATTTTATTAGGCGCTCTATATTCTAAATTCTGCTGCATGGTTATTTCTTAGTATATTTTATATAATTAAATATAAAATTTAAATTTGGCCATTCCAAAATTCCTAAAATACTAATGTGATGTTCACCGCATAAACCTAACGTGTGTTCAATTAAATGTATCATATTGATAAAATAAAAAACATCCCCACCAATTAAGGTGAGGATGTTGAGGACGTGAATTAAACAAACTCACTGTTTTCTACACGACGACGAGATACTTTATACATCTCATTTGCCATTACTTGAGGAACGGAACGACGACCTGCTACTACGTTACATACATGAGACTCCGAATATCCAGTACCGTCAGCAATACGTGTCAAATCTCCTTTACGTTGACGAGCCTTGAAAAAATTAAGTTTTTCAATACTGTTCAATCTTGTATTTTTTGTTTGTTGTTTACTCATAACTAAAGTTTAAATTTTTATATATTTGAAGTTAAAATTTTATTTTGCCCTCTCCAAAACTTTCTCTACATGTGCTTTAGCTACTTCCCAAGACACAGGACCACTTAAATCAGCATAATTTACAGGATCAGGACGACCAAGTTTAATAAATGCTTCAATACGTTCTACTGATGATGCTGATTTATAGTCTGAGTACCATTTCCCGTCTATAATATTTCTATTATTACCTCCATCACCGTCAATCCATATTGGTTTATAACTTGTATTAGTTCTACTGTATACCTCGTTAAAATCAAGATTAAGTTTTTCACAGCACTCTAATCCATCTTGTAATATACCGAACTTATCAGTATGTAAATAAGGTGTATAAATATTTACTAAGTCAGAATCCCAATTACCAATTCTAAATGCTTCCATATCGGCATCTCTAAACTCTTGACGGCAGTCAGGATAAATAGCATGATCACCTGCATGAATTCCAAGTGCAATATTTACTCCTTGTCTTACATCGCAATCATCATCTACGGGTTTAGTAGCAAGTGATAATGCTACTGCCTGGATAAGTGAACTGAAGATTTTATTGCGATTAGGAACAACAGTTTCTTTCATATTTTCTTGCTCATAATGTCCTTCAGGGACATCATCTCCACCTTCAACTAATGCTGAGTTAAGTAGTTGTTGTAATCCATCTAGTTTAATAATTTGATGTCTTAATGGGAAATAATAGTCATTATTCCAATTAGTGTTTAGATATCTAATTAATGATGCAGCACGTTCAAGTTCAACACGATGTTTTTGTCCATAATCAAAAGATAAAGCTGTAACTTCATAGCCATTGGCGAGTAGATGAAGCAGCAATGTAGAGCTATCCATACCTCCACTTAAAGATAATACTGCTTGTTTTTTCATTTTATATAACTTTTAAATTTTTGTATGTTAAATTTAATATCTTCAAGTTGCCCACTCAAGTCTTTATCAAAAAATTCTTCTATTTTTTCTTTAGGTTTATCTTTAAGACCATTGTCTTTATATCTTATTCCTAAAGCACCATTAATTATAGGACTAGAAGTATCTATTGATTTTAAACAATCATATTTAAATATATCATTACTTTTATATAACATTATTTCTTGAGGTAATGAACATCCTAATAAATGATGATAATAAGATTGATTCATTGTATTAGTTTCTAATAACTTATTTATTAGATAATGTCTACCTACCATTTGTTTATCTAATGTAGATATATTAGCTCCTATTGTTTGATAAGCAGCAGATGAATGATTAAAAGCTATATGTTTATATCCTAAATCAACTAATATTTGATATGTAGTTAATAATTCACCAAAATTATTTCCTTGAAGTACAGCCATTAACGCTGTTTTTTCAGGTAAATATTTTTTATAATTTACAACCCAATGTTTAGCATTACGAAGAGTAATTGATGAATCATTCCAAGCATCAGGTACAATGAATATATCTGGTTGTAGCCATTCAATTTTAGATAATAAATCTTCTGTTGTATGTGTTATTCCTTCAAATAACCCATTGTCCATAATAATAAAACGTTTATCTAAATATGCTTTTTGAAAGAATAATTTATAATATTCTGATTTATCTAATAAATGGGGTAAACAATATTCATAATCATTCCATTCATAACTATAATCCATCAATGAAGGTGGAAGTTCATGTGAAACTTTCATAACGATATTTTCTTTTTTAATTTATCAATTTGAATTTGACAATACCACTTACCTAACCAATTAGATGCTTTAGCATACTTTTTAGTCCATTTATTTATTTTTTTATAAGTAGACACATCTATTTTAATATCAGTTTCATCCCAGTGTCCTTCAGTATAATGTGGGTATATATGTTTTTTTCTATTCTTCATATATAGCGGTATTTTTTTCATGTTCTCTTACTTCCACTTGTTTTATCTTAACTCTTCCATTAGAATCACTTATAACCCATGGATTAAGTTTATTATAAATATACTCAGCAAACTTCTCACACCCAACAGCGGGAATTATCCTTAATTGAATAATACCTAATTGATCCATTGTTTTAAATCCACCAATTCCAGGATCATCTTCTGCTATAATTGTAGTATGATCAAACATATAATCCATCCACTCTTTAGGACTTAATCCATCTATTTTGTATTGTGATCGCTTAGCATGTCCAAAATCCCAAACCCAATTACGCTCATCTAATTCACCTTCAAACCATACTCTAAATGATATCCCATAACCATGTAAAAAACGACAATGTGTTCCTTCTGCTTTCCATTGACGGAATACACAACTAAAACCGTCAAACAATTTTGTTGATATAAATTTACTCATATTATTTTATTTTTCACTATTTAATTTACTATTATGATTTCCAAATAAAATAGTACATAAAATATTAATACCTATTGCTTGCCAAAGTGTTATTTTAGTAAGTCCAAAAATTGAAGGTATTAACCAATTCCATAGTAACATAACAGGAAGTCCAAGTACAATAGCAAGTATTCCTATAATTCCGGCAAATGTGAACAAAGCTTCTAGATAAGATTTCATTTTTTATTCATTTTCATTATTAAGAGATTCTATATCTATTTTTACTTCTGACAGTGATTGCTCTATTTGAGACACCATATTTAATATTTCATTTAACATTTCTATTTTATTTTCATCTGGTGTTGAATCTAAATTATCTTGTATTTCAAGTACTCGTTTATGTATTTTATCTGGATTCATTTGTATTACTTTTGTAAAAATATTATTTATTTGTTTATATTGTTCTTCTTCTGATTTTAATAAATCTTTTGATGTTTTTATTATATGATGAGTAGCAGCGTATGCGTAACTATTTATTTCTTTATCTAACTTAGCTAAGAGTAATTTCATTTATTTTTATATTCTGGGTTTAAGTTAATAAATTCTTTTGCCAAAGCCTTATTTTCTTTTTTATATTTTGGATCATATGGACAATGTTTACATTTATTCCCACAACAATAACCACGTTCGATATGATAGAGGGCAGTAAATACTACCCTCGTATCATCCATATAATAATGAATATCTTTTATAAATTCAGCCATATTATACTATTTCGCACGCTCCACCACTGCATGCTGCTTGATCCATTAAAGCAGTTTCATCACTAAATTCAACTACTTTAGTAAGATCAATACCATGTAAATGAGTTACCATTTCTTCAAATTGTTCTTTAGTACAATCTTCATAAGGGCTTTGTATATAAGTACCTCCAAAATAAGGCAATACAGATAAACCATTAAATGTTTCTTTATTTTCCCACATCCATTTACCTACTTCTTCCCATTCACCTTCTTTAATTGATACAGTTGCTGATACGTTATTTGTATTTGCTCCTTTGCGATGTCCTTTTTTAACCCATTGTGTATTGAATTTCTTAACACGCTCAAGCATATCAATTACATTTTCAGTTCTTAAGATAGAACCTTCTGGTGCTTTCTGAGGTACTGAAATTATAGCTTGAATTGTTGGTTTGAAGAAATCATCTTCAACTAATTCTGGATGATTAATAGCTAAGTAAGAGTAGATAGCTTCGTTTTTACCTACACGAATACGGCGAATATAATAGTCATTATGCCAAGCGTGAATACCACTTGATGTACCTAATACTAATGAGCTAGTACCTGATGGTTTAACTGTAGTTACACGAGCTGCTTTATTAATACTAATCAATTCAGCTACTCGTTCGTTTTCTTCTTTAGCTACATCTGCTGCTTCTTTCAAATTATATTTTAATACTGCTCCTGATCCAATACCTGTCATTCCTACACCAAGTAAAGCATCTTTTTCAGTTGTTTTTTGCCATATATCTCTCAAATAATGAAAGTTAGTATATGATGCTTGTAAAGTACCAATAAAAGATGCTACTTTAACTCGTTCATTTAAATCTTCTTGTGATTCAACATTAGATGCATTGATTTCACATAAATTACAGAATTGGTATGAACGTAAAGCAATTTCACAGCATGGATTAGTACCCCAATCTTTATCATTACTAAAGTAAATACCAGGTTCACCACTATTACTTAATTCAATTTTTTTCCATAATTTAAAGAATTCTTCTTCATCTATTTTATGGCGTAATACAACAGCAGAGTTATTAGCACGACCACGTTGTGGATTTTCTTCCCACCAATTACCAAACTTACATGTCAACATTTCTTCATCATCTAAATCAAACAATGAAATCAATGCTGCTCTTCTAATACCACCACTTAATACAGCATCTGCAATATGGCAAGCTATATCATGTGCTTCGATTGATGATAATCTATCGCCGTTTTTCTTTCTATCAAATACTTTTTGAAGATTAAATAAACATTCTTTAAGTGGTTCTGGGCCAGGTGCTTTACCGCCTACAGTAATTAATTGAGCCCCTTTAGGACGAATATCTCTAAAATCAAATAATGGAAGTGGTGCTCCTTGAAAGTATGCTTTACAAAGCATACGAACAGCATCAGCCCATCCTTCAATACTATCACCTACTAAATAACGCTTTGTTTTAATAGGAATAGTAATTTCAGGTAATTTATCTATATGATGATTCTGAACGCTATATCCTACTCCACATCCACTTAAAAGCAAAAACATTATTTCGCTAAATGATCTCCAATCATCAATAGGGAGAAAAGAACAATTAAATATACGAGTATTATTAAGTTCAATGGGTTTTCCTGCAAATTGCAGTGAACGCATTGATGGTAATACTTTTTTAGCATAGACCAATTTATAAGCTTCTTCGATTTCATCTTTTAATTGAGGAAATTTTTCTTGATGCATTTCTTTATTTCGAGTTACTAACTCATACCATGTCTCTCTTCTCTGTTTTTCAGGTACATACTTACTATATTTCATGTAAGTAGTAATATCACTAAGGATCTCTTGCGTTACGTCCATTTTATATCTATTTTAAATCTTAAATAAGTGAATTGATAGTATCTATGTATGTAGATTTTGGCTGTATACCTACATAGCGCTGCTTAGCGGCTCCATTTTTAAAAATTATAACTGTTGGTACGCTAGTTATAGAATGATTTTGTACTTCTTCAGGTGATACATCTACATCAATAGTTTCAAACGAAACATTTGGGAATGATTTTTCTATTTCAGTAAATAAAGGAGCTAATTGGCGACATGGTTGACACCATTTTGCAAAGAATTTTTTTACTATTATCATAATCTTTTTATTTTGGGGTGATAAATATAGTATTATTGTTCAAGCTTAAAAAATTTCTTTTGGAGTATTTGTCTTTCTTCAACATCAACATCCGAAAAATTATTTACTGTTTTACTATTTGTTTCTATTTCATCATCGTCAATTGGATTATCATCTACTTCAATAAAACCGTTTGAAGTATTAATTTTAGATTTAAAAGTTAAACCATCAGCACCATATCTATTTTTCATAATATGCCATTTACCAGTACCTTCAACTTTATCTTTACGTTTACGTGCTAAAGATAAAATAATATCACCAATCATTATTTTTTCATATGAACCTGCTGCATTATCACCTTCAATAATATCAGATTTTGCTGCTCCTCTATTTGCTTGTGAAGGTGATACAATAGGAATACCTTTTTCCTTAGCAAATGATTTAGCTGCTATATAAACATCATCGATTTCTTCTTTACGATCTTTTCTTGAACGTGTACGCATGTAATCAAGATAATCAATAATGATTAAGTCTGGTTTGAAGTTATTTTGGTGTTCAAGTTGTTGAAGATGTGATTCAATGGTATCGAATGATGCTCTTTTAGGTGGGTATTCTTTAATAATTACTTTACCCTTTACTTTACCTACTATTTCATCTACTTCTTTACGATGTAAATGTAATTTATCTACTTCAATACTAGAAAATACAGCATCGTATCTTTTACCTATATATCCTTCACCTAATTCAAGTGAATAATGTACTACATTAAATCCTAAAGCAGCAGCATATGCACCCATTGCTGTTACAGCCCATGATTTACCGCCGCCTGGATTGCCAAATACAAGTACTAAATCACCTTTACCATAACCACCTTGTGTTAAATCATTAAATGTAGCCCAAGGAAATGGAATTGTGTTTCTATCATCTTCACGGTATCTAGCTTCAATATCTAAATTATAATCTAGGCCTACTGTTTTATCTTCACCTGCTTTAACTGCTTTACTAATTAATTGAAATATACTATCAAAATCGTTTATTTCAAGTAAACTAACTGAATTTAAAATTGCTTTTTTTACTTGTTGGTTACGGCAGAAGGTACTAAATTCAGTTTCAACCCATTCTAAATCACTCTGATCTGATAATTTATAAGCTTCTCTAAGTGTCTCTGTTATTGATATTTTTAATACTTCATTATCAATTTTCTTTACTTCAATAGACATTGTTTCTACTGTAGGTGTAGTGTGGTATTCACTAAAATATTTTTGAATATATTCTATAACCCACTTATGAGCACTTGATTCGAAATAATCAGAATCAAGCGAATCAATAATATTAAGTAGAAATTGTCGTTGTGTAAGTAGAGCTCCTAATACTTTTAATTGAAATACAGCACCATACGTTGATAATTTTTGAAGAGTTGTCATTCGTAACTTTTTATAAATTTATTTAAAAGAATTTAGATAACCAAACAGTTGTAAGATCCATGACTGTACATTAGGAATACTTTCTCCTAACTTGTCATTATGATACATTTGAACAAATATAGGTATATTTAACTCATAAGAACTATTAAAAGCGTCTTTCACTAGCTGTTTATTCTCTGGTGATAAGAAACTTCCATCCAAAGACATTAGTTTTTCATTAATTAATAATTGCTGTCTTCTTTCTATAACAGACAAATATAGCTTATTTTCATTAATTGATTCAGCTGATTTTTTTATTATATTCTCTAGAGTAATTCTATGATCATTTATTAGCTCTGGAAATAATTTAATAAGCTTTTTTGGCCCAATACCATCTATCCCAGGTATATTATCTGATTGATCTCCTAATAGTATTTTATAATTAATAAAATTAGTACTGCTAACATTATATTCTTCTAGTACATCTTTTGGAGTATATATTTTCTTTTTAGTTGGAGAATAAACGTGTGTTTTATCACTTACTAATTGAAGAAAATCTTTATCAGCAGACATAATAGTTACTCTTTGAGTTTCTTCATAATCGGCAAATCGTGAAGATAAATAACCAATAATATCGTCTGCTTCTAAACTATCAATACCGATAATAGTAACTGGTAGACATTTTAAGTATTGGATTAAACGTTCCATTTGATTATTAATACTCTCTGTTTCTTCTTCTTTAGAAGTAAATATAGAGTAGTTAGTCATGCGATTAGCATTTCTATTTGCTTTATACTCAGGGAATAAATTTCGTCTTGCGTTTGAACTTCCAACACCATCAAATACAATAACTACTTTAGTTGGATCACATACACGAATAGCATAACCTACTGATTTTAGAAATCCTGTGAGGGCACCAATATGGTGCCCGTCAGGATTTATGTGGTTAATCATAGTAAAGTTTCTCAAAAACGTATTGAATGCGTCTACTATTAGAATTGAATTGAATTCTTTTCGTATATCTGGTTGTATGTTGGATAAGAGTTCATGATATTTTTTACTCATATTTTAGTTTACTTCATCATTATCTATTTCCACAATAGGTGATATTTTACTACTCTCTTCCCATTCGCTATTATCTTCTGTAATTTGGATTTCATCTATATTAATATTAGTTCCAAACCATTCCGATGCATGAGCTGCTTTATATGCTTTTTCTTCATCTTTATCGTCAGGAATAAATCCATGTGGTGTTACAATTACAGTAGATGTAGTTGCTACTCCACAGTCAGCATGAATCTTATCAATTGCTATTTTAGTACGTTTAGCAAACTCAACTTTTTTACCCTTATGTTGAGCGTGAATCTTACTTGTACCACTATTAGTTACATTACCAAATGTAATTACAATTGATGCATCCCAATACATTGCATTACCACCCTTATTTGTCATACGAGGTTGAGACATAGGAGTTAATGCTGGTTGAACACCTGTTTTATTAATAATAAAGAATGTATTAGTATAAGCTGATGTTTCTTTACGTGATAATGGAAATTGCTGATTAATAAAGTTACCGAATTGAGTAGCCATAGCTCCAGCGTTCCACATTGGATTGTTATTGCCTTGTTTAACACTCATTTCACATGGAATTGATCCTACCGAGTCCCAAAGGAACAATAAATCATAAGGTAGTTTTCCTTTCTTTTGTTCATCGAGTATATCAGCAATAAATGCAGCTACGTCTTCAATAGTATTAAGTGATGCTCTATCCACGTATAAGAAGAAACCTTTATAATTCATTATTTCACCTGTTTCTTCATCAGGTATAGATTCAAGCTGTAATCCCATTGTTTGAGCGTGAGCAAAGTCCCATTTCATCTCAGTGATGATAAAGATGGGCAATACACCCATCTTTTGAGCAGCAACTGCTACTTCTATCATCAAAGTAGTTTTACCCGTATCTGAACCACCTCTAGCAATAGAAACATGACCCATAGGAATCCCAGGAATTGAAAGTGCTTCTTTCACTGCTGAAGAGAATGGAATCCATTTTTGTTTTTTAAACTTAGAGGATTGATCTAGAAACTTAGATTTTTTAAATGCGTCAATGTCAAATGACTTTTTAAGTGATTCTGACACTATTGATGTTAAGGTATTATCTTTTGTTCGTGCCATAATTAATCATTGAAAAGGTCATTAAATTTATCTGCATTGCTTGTTTTAGCTTTGGTTTCTAAAGAATAAGCAGGTGCTACGGGCTTATTCATTTCAGTTAAGAAATCATCTTCTTCTGTTACAGCAGCTGTAGTAGTTGCAGTAGTTGCAGTAGCTGTTTCTTCTGCTTCAGGATTCAACCACTTAGCCAATACATCTTTCAATTGATCGTAATCATATTTACGATTAATTCCGAGAATATCGGGTTGTTCATTAAGCACTTTTTCTACTAATACTGCATCTTCAGAAATAGGAGATGTTTTTGGTTTAACTCTCAATGCACATTTAATACCTTTTCTACCAGCAACTATATCTTCAGTTGCTTCGATTGTAAAATCACGACCGTCTGTAATGTCGGTAAAATCACCATAATCATCATCGGCAGCAATACCAACGAGTTGATCATTAGTTAACTTACCAAATTCCCACAAACGAGCACCCAAATGCTCTTCACCACGTACTACTACAGCAGCAAAATAACGAGATTTAGGTTCAACTTTTTTAGCTAATTGCCAATCTTCCTTATCGGATGATTTACGCAATTGTTTTGCAAAATCAACAATAGGATCAGCTTCACCCCAATTAGTAAGTGCTACAATTGGTCCTTTAGTAAAACCATAATGGAATCGTACTTCACGAATAGGCCATGTTTTGTCGTACTTGTTAGGTAAAATACGCACTTGGTACTTACCTGGTTTTGGTTTGAAGAAAATTTTACTGTAATCAACTTTTTCGTACTTCTGTTGCCCTTTATTTTGAGCAGCGGCTAACTTCTGCTTTGCAAGATTAATGTCCATAACTAATATAATTTAGAATTAAAAATAACAAATTTGTTTTGCCTATCAAAACTTAAGATATGATCAAGGTAAAGTTCCCTGCTCCTCTTAAATAATAGGTCGAACCTGTAACTGCAACTGCTGGCGTAAATGTAAGTGATGATGTGCCTGGAGAGATAACAGCAGAAGCTATATGAGATGATGAAACAAATCCTATAGATGATGACACAACCCATGTTCCTACTGCGTTAGTTTTAGAACCACTATTGTAAAATCCATCAGCATTTCTTATAGTCTCTAAAGTAAAATAACCAGTTGAAGCATCAGCATTATAAAACGTAAATGTTTTTAATCCTGATAAATTTTCTCCGATTGAACCGGAGCCATATAATTGATTTGATGTATATGTAGCCATTATTTTGCTAAGTCTATAATTTTATAAATAGCTGTGTCTAAGCGACGTAATTCAGGACCATTATTCAATAATATACAATTTCTATAATCTAACCAATTAACTATATAATTTTTATCTAGCCTTCCTTCATTAAGTTGTCTAATCAATGTGTTTAAAGCATTGATAGTGTAAAGTGTATTTGATTCTTTTTTACGATGTACTAAAATAGTATTTGGTAATGGAGTATCAATAACATTGCCTGTATCTATATTATAAGTACATACTAACTCGTTACTTTGAGGCGATTCAAGTATAAATATTTTATTATATAATATAGAATATCGGCGGTTTATATTACCGATAGTAGATTCTAATTCATCAGGCAAAGTAAAAGTACAAAAAAGTTTATTCAATTGATCAAACAAATTATATTCCGTCATAAATATTTAGATTTTAGTTAAGCCATGATATGTTTTACCTTGTTTAATGTTTACTGGGTATTTTATCATATTTATTATTTCTTGAATTAAATTAATATCTTCTTTATTGTAATCAAATAAAAAGGCATCATATGTGTATAATACTAATTTTGTTTTTTTATCTTTTAAATAATCTAAAATTAATTCAAGTAATTGAACATTAGTTGATGTTTCATAACTTTGAATTACATAATTAAATAATTTATTAATAGTCATTGTTTTATCATGTGTAAATATTTTATTTTTAGTTTCGTAATAACCACCGTATTGGTATGTATCCCATAAATCATCAATATATTTTATTACGTCTTTAAAGAATGGTTTATTACGATATTCACTCCAAACACCACCATATAATTGCTTAAACGTTAATTCTTTAGCTTCCTGCTGTGATACATTGAGTAATTCACCTAGGTAATCATATGTGTTTCTATCTTTAGGAAATTCAAAACCAACTAATTCACCTATTAATCGTGGATGATAACCCTGAATGTCTATTTCTATAAATGAATCATTATTTGGTCTATAACATAAACGTTCTCCGTTTGTTTTATTTAACGCTGCAAAATTAATAGTATTGTATGTGTTAGATGGACGAGACGTAGTAGTATTTAAATTATAAGAAGAATATATTCTTCCTTTAAATAGACTAAACTCGGGATATTTTAAATCATCACCGTAACAATCAATAAAGCAGTTTTTATCTACTTTTATACCGTTTTTTTCTATATTATAAAATACGTTTACTGTATTAAAGTTTTGAAATTGAAATTGTGTGTTACTGGGGGTGTATTTTTGTATTATAGGTAGTATTGCTTGAAATATTTTTTCACACTCTTCATAGTGTTTACTGATTGGTATTAAACAATTAATATTAGATAAATTAATATTATTTCTATAATAATGATTAATACAGTTATTACCAGATATTTCAGTTAAATCAATAGATTCGAGTAACTGAGTATCATACAATTTATTAGCTAGTGGATATACCCAATGTAATGCTTCTTTTTTATCTAATACCCATAGTTTACCTGTGTTATTAGATAACCAATCAATAATTTCAGTTTGAGATATACTAAATGATTCATTGTGATCTAAACACAAAATGTATCCTTTCTTTCCATTAAGCGGTCTAACATATATTAGACTTAGCGACGTAAGTGACGGATGATAATTATCGTTTTTAGAAATAAATCTAACAAAGCAATCGTTAAACGATTGAGAAAACAATTGATCCGAACGTTCGACAATATAAAACATATATCATAACCTTTATGGTTTAAAGTTAACGAAAATTTTTTAGCTTTCCAAAAAAGCCTTTAAACCAGGCATTTGCTTTTCAGCTTCTTCTAAATTAGAGCGATCTGGTTTAAGAGATGTTATTTGATAAAATAAATCTTTTTTTAATTCTTCGAATGTTTTCTTATCTATTTGTTTTATAATTATAGGATTAATATTTATTTTTTTAGCATAATATGTTTCAATAAGTTCTTGATCAGTATCTAAATCTGATTTTGATAGTGAGTTAAATTTAGGAGAAGATAATTGTTGAGAAGATTTTTTAGATATTAATCCATAAACATAAGTTGATGCTTGAGTTAATAAAGTATTAATATTATTATTACTAGTTGTTTTAATTAATTCTAGAGAATTAGTATTAAATTCTTTGCCTGCAAAAAATTTATTATTCAATTCATAATAATATCCTTGATAATACTTATAATTTGAAACATAAGCATATTCATTACCTGAAGTATAATTATATTTTATAATATTAGCTGGTATTCTCATTTATTTTAATTTTATATATAAGGTCCTATATATTCAAAAGCAGCAGTTTGGGATTGATTTCTATAATATACTTTATTCCATTTTAAAATAGAATAATTTTGTTGTATTATCCCAGGAGCACTCCCAGCAAATCCAGAAGATGAATTAGAAATAATATTATAACTTCCATCAGTATTTATTGTATCAATAACAATACCAGTATGACCAGCTTTAACTTTTCTAGCAGTTACTATAACATCTCCGGGTTTAGCATTTTCCCATCTATCTCTTTTTTTCCATTTATCTGTATTTTTAAAAAGATAATTATATAAATCAATAGTAGATAATTCTATATCTTTATTAGGATGAATTTGATATCCTGTTGCTCTTAAAAACATAACACTTACTGCTGCTGCGCAACCTACATTTCCGTTTTGGGTAAGAGGTATTGGGACTGTTGAAAACCCAATACTTTGTTTAGCAGCAATAACTAAACTCTTATAAGGAGGATTTACTCTGTATTTTTGATTAATATTAGGATCTACTTTATTACTTTCTGTATTATTAATTTTATTTATTGCTGCATTTTTATTATTTGTATTTACAATATCAGTAAATGTCAAATCAGCTCCTGATGGTTCATCTAGTATAATTGTTTGAGCATCAATATTAGTAGTCCAATCATTATTAGATATAGAATGTCCTATCCCAGTTACTACGTAACCTAATTTAGAACCTAAAGTTTCTCCTCTATACCCTCTAGGTAATAAGTCTTCAGGTATTTTAAACATATGACCTATTACTAATCCTCCTATACCATCCATAGTAATAGATAATTTAGTAGGAATAATTGCTCTATTTTTTATATTAGATTTAGTTAGATTTTGATAAAAATTAATTAAATCCCTTAAAGCATTCTTATACTGTCCTGCTTTTTCCGTATTAAAATCTGCATCTTCTACTTTAATAATAATAGTAGTATCATCTAATTCAGAAAAATAATCATAAAATACATCAAAAATAGATGATAAGTTTTTTAATTGATTAGCAATGTTTTCAGCTGTAGGTTGATTTGGATCAGCTAACACATCTTGTTTTTTAGATGTAATTCTATCTTCTAAACCTTTATTAAAATCTAACATTGTATTATTATCAGTAGCCATTGCACCTCCACCTACTTGAGCACCAATCGCTATAGTAGTTGATTGATCAGGAAATATTTGTGATTCTAATTTATATGATCTAACAGTAGATTTAATATTATGCATTTCTAATATAAATAAATTATCATATACTTCTTTTCTACTTATTGTATCTACATAATTTACATCTATTATTCTTATAATATTATCTATAGGATCAACATGAATATCAAAATTATTTACATTACCTATAGAAGAAGCTACTTCAGACATTACACTTTTTAAATAGTCATATAAATTAATATCGTTTTTTTCTTTATTATCTCTAGATTCTAAATCATTATTTAAAGCTAACCTATATAAAAAATTTACATTAACATATATATTTCCTATAATACCTAATTCAGTTGATGGATCATTTTTATAAAAAAATGGTTTTAATTTACTTAAATAAGCTATATTACCTATTTCAGATAAAGCTTTTGTTTGTTTTTCTTCGATTTCTTTTTTTGTTTTTTCTAATTTTTGTTTTTCTGATATTGCTGGGTTTTGTTGAAGTGCCCCTGAAAGATTTTTACCTCCTAAAGCTTGATCTATTTGAGAAGAACTAAGAACTTTATTTAATTTATCATATAAAGAATTAGCAGCAACACTGGTGACTCCTGTTGTTAAGGGAGCAGCAGTATTAAAACCAGTAGTAACAGTAGTAGCAGAAGTAGTAGTAATAGTTGCAGGATATTTTTCATGCCACCTGCGAGATAATTCTTTTACTTTATTTAAATCTCCTTTTAATGTTGAAGAAAGTAAACTTATTATTTTATTTTCATTAACATTATTAGTAACAATAGTAGCAGTTGTATTAGTTCCTGTAATAATATTTGTGCTAGTAGTTAGATTAGTAGTTGATAGTGTTATTTCTATTTCTTTAATTAAATTATTATATGTAGCATCATCAACTATATTATCATATACTACAACATTTGTATCTATTGGAGGATTAAGTTTTTCTACGGTTGTTACTGAAGGTAATTGGCCACTAAGCCAAAAAGAAGGATTAATTGCACATACAGAAGGATCCATTGAAATTTGAAGAGGATGTCCTAAACATAGTAAATATCCTCCTTCTCCTGTATCTGAATTAGGTTTATTAGGTGAATTTTTATCGTATTCTCTATCAAATACAGAACAAGTTATATATGCCTGTTTACTATTAGAATCAATAAATGTAACATGATTATTAATTAAAGTACATAGACTTTCTAAAGTAATATATACTTGTTCATCACTTGCTCCTACTTCTCCTGTATCGTCATTATTTTCTGCTCCTCCATTTATGTTAATTACTGTTTTAAAAGCATTATATGTATTTCCTTTTTTATCAGGAAAAGAAAATATTTCATTTTCATTTTTATCTTTTCCAATATTCCATATTTCATAAAATAATCCTGCTAATATATTTTTTGTATATGCTTCTTTTAAATCATCTTCCTTATTATCTGTACCTATTAATCCACCACCTCCTGTTATTTTATCCATATTATTAAATGGAGTATAATTAACTTTTAATGATTCCATTACTTCACCTATAGAAATTATGGTAGTAGTACAATCATATCCCCCATCAGGGCGAGCAGACCAACTATAATTTTTTACATAACCATACATTGCATCATAATTACCTCCATATTTTTTAACAGCAGTATCATATATTTCTTTAAATATTTTTTCTTTAGTTAATCCACTGGGTGGGTTAATAATATCAAGATAATTAAAAAGATTTTGTAATTGTTTATTACTATTTAAATAAGGAGCCCATCCCCACTCTATTAATGCAGTATAACCAGGACGCATATAAAGTAATTCTAAATCTTCTAATTGACGTATGTCCCAAGCATTAAAATTTACAGTTACTTCTCTTAATGAACCATACGCTGATTTAGATTTTACTTCTATCCCAGTAATACCAGGCATAGGACGAATACCTAGTCTATTAGTTCCACCTCCGGGAGTTAATGTGCTGTAAGCATTATTAGTTGTATTTCCTATTCCTGATTTTAAAGTATTATTATTTAATATACCTCCTTGTAAAATGTATTTTGATGCTAATTCATTAGTAGGAGGTGCCCCTTTAGTAAGTGATACATTAACAGCAGAACTCATTCTAATCCAAGCGTTACGAGCATTATAATATTGAATAGCAGTAGGAGTACGTTCAAATATAGCGTCTTGCCTAGCTTTTAGCTGTTCTTGAATTTCTGACTTAAATGTATCTTTAAATATAGACATAACATTATCTTACTTGATTAAATTGGTTAAATTGTCTAAGAACAGTATTAATATCTACTGGTATTCTTAATTGAGTGCCAGGAGCTGGGTATAATGCTCCTCTAGTTATATTATTATTTGCCATTGCTATTACCCACCATAAATTAGCGTCTTGATAATAACTATATGCTAATGAATCTAGTCTATCACCAACTGTAGTAATAACATATACATCGTTTTCTGATAAAGGAATATTAGGATAAAATTTTCCTTTATAGTATGGACGATATGTATTTTGAGTTGTTAATATGGTTGGATTATCGTAGCGATTCATAATTATTTTATATATTGGTATCCATTATAATTTTGAGCAATATGAGATATATTTAATCTCTTTTCAGATATTTTATTAATACCTTTAGTTTGAGAACCAATAGGTGTAAATCCTAAACTTACTTCTACAACATGGGGAAGTACCAGTAATTTATCAGAATTTACGCCATTTAAAGCTACTTCCCAAGGAGAATCATTTGGTATAGTATATCCTACAGAAGTTAGTATACCATCTTGTCCATCAATCCAGTTACCTACTGTCATTTTTACCATTGGACCTCTCATTAAAACACCATTATAGTCAGGCATTACATTACTCATCAAATAATTTAATTTTTGATACATTGGTTCCATTTCTTCAACGGATAATGCTGCTACTTTAAAACCAATTTGTATTTTTCTAGTAAAACCATTATATATATAAAATTCTTCACCTCTACCAACATATTGTACTGGATTCCATTTAGGATCTGTATTATCTGAAAATTGAGTTAAGTATGCTCTAAATACCATGTAATTAGAGTTGGTTGGATCTTCTCCGTTTAATGCTTGAATTCTAAATTTAACTAAGTCATTTATAGTATAATCTTTTCCAGAAATTGTTACAGTACTATCAATAGATGTAGTACTTGAAAATATAGGAGTTAAATTAATACTATCTTGTATTCCATTACCTATTCTTGTTTCACGATTTATTTCTTTCCAAGATTTAAGAGTAACTAATATTTTGTTGCTATTACTGCTATAATAAACAGGAGATTGATTTGAATCAGGTAAAATTCTATTATTTAAGTCTTTTACTATTCCGTCCGGTAAACTATTACCATATATTCCAAATGTATTTATATCATTAAATCCATCAGTATATTTTTTTTCTCTTAAATTTTTAGATTCAATTATTTTTTGATATGTTTGATAAGAAGCATTTCTAGATATAGGTGTTATTCCAGGATCAATAATACTAGCTCTTCTAATTGATCCGGTATCATTATTGTTTGTTTGTATTTTTGTTTTTGGAGCATTAGTTCGACCATAAGTAGCTCCAGGTTGTATTATATCAATATTTGACCCAGAAAAATATTGATTTGAAACTCCTAAATCCTTTTGTAATACTAAGCTATTTCCATCATACCCAAAAGATGAAGATTTATATGTTTTTATAGTTTTATCATCTAATGTTTGTGGTTTATTAGTATTAGAAGTTAAATTAGGAAATATATTAGGAGCAAATGATGAAGATGTTCTAGTAGAGACACCAACAAATCTATCAGGTATTCTCATACCATCACTAGCGCTTGCTTCTTGTACTAAAGCATTATATTTTGAATCTGTAATATCATTAGCAGAAGCTATTTGATCATTTAATCCTAATGGAGTATTATCTCTTCTCCCATTAAATACAGACTGAATTGATTTACCATCTCTATAAAATATAGGATTAGGAGCAAATAACGATCCTGATTTATCTGATACTCCTGTAAAATTAGTTATTCTTCTGCTAGCATCAGTGTAACCGTCTCTTGTTCCTCCTTCATGTCCTATTAATCTATATGATATTCCTGCTTCTTTGGCTTCTTTAACAGCCCATTCATTTTCAGTTATATCTTGATTTACTATAAGAAAATCACCTCTTCTTCTAATAATTGTGTTACCAATACCATAAACAGATGAAGGACCACTAATATAATTAGCAATATCATTAGTATTACCTAATATAGATCTTAATTGAGTTAATCTATTATTATCTTCATTATTATTATATTGAGCAACTTTAAAATATAAATTATCATCGTTGCGTTTAGGAGTAAAACCATGTCTTACTATATGTTGACCAAAAGCATTAACTGGTACTTGAGCAAGTGTATTGATGCCTAAATTATAAATACGAGTAGGACCTACAGCATTTTGAATTTTATTTGCTGTATTGAGAATAAAATTACCTGCATTTCTTAATAGTCCACCACCAGAGGTAGGATTATCTGTCTTTAATTGTTTTGTTTCTAGTCTAGGATTAGATAATTGTAAACCTACTTGTTTAGCAATAAATAAAGGACCTTTTGGAAAATCCTTAAGAAATTTTCCTATACGAATAGTATCAACAATTGAAGCATTAGTAGCACCAACAATACCCCCACGAACTAGTCCATCATCGAATTTAGTCATTCGAAAACGGTTAAATCCTGTGTCAACTGTATTAATATCAGTTGTTACATATGGTTGGCCACTACTACCTCCTCCTGGTTGGTCGTTTCCGTATTTGAGAGATTTTAAATCGGTTTTTAAATCAAGAAGTGGCATTTATATGTATTAATAACGTCCTTCTTTTGGACCTAAATCTTTATATCTACGGCCTGATTTGGATTTGTATACTTGAGATACAACACCTACTGGTTTTAAACTAGGAGCATTAGCATCTAACTCATCTAAAGTAGAAGGTAATGGTTTCATACTTAAATTTCCTTTAATTAATCTCCAAGTTACATTTGGGATATTATCTACAGAATAAGTATTATGTAATGAACCTGGAGGAATAGGATCAACTCCAAAAATGGGAGGTTTATTTCCTCCTAAGCCTAAAGTACTGGTTGGTAATTTGTCTAATAATGGCATAGTTTTAATGTTTAGTATAAATATTTAATTTTTAAGCTACTTTGTATGAACCTTGTACTAATGTTGTACCTACTTTTTTGCCATCCATATTAATAGATGTATCTTTATTGTATAATCTATCTATAGCAGTTCTAACTTCATTAATAGCTGCTATCATTGGTGTTAAATCAATTTGAGGCATTGACATATTTTCACCTCCACCTAAATTAGTACCTGCAATTACAGTATCATTATCATTTAATCTAATTGCTCCTTCTGGTGCTAATAATGTGCGTTTACCATAGCCACCTTCTGACATTATATCATCACCTTTTAATAAATTATAACCTAAAGCTGCTACACCAGCAGCAGCTGCTAATCCTATAGGAATAGCAAAAGGTCCTAAAAGTTTACCAATACCAGATACAGCAGCAGATAAAGCATCCATGGCTGCTGAAGCAATTGATGTAATAGCAGCTTTTTTAGATATTACAGCTCCTACATTTTTTAAAGCATTAATTGCTATAAGTCCTGTTTTTTGGATATTTAACCAAATTACTTTTCCTTTTTCATAAAGCCAATCTTTCATTGTAATTAAAAAAGATTCTTTTTTTACTGTTTGAGTAGCTTGTTGTAATCCAAATTGCATTCTTAGAGCAGCCATTACTCCTTGTTCTGCTGCTAATTGTCTAAATATTTGAATGTTGTATGCTACTTTAGTTAATAGATTTTTTTCATCTAATATGTTTCTTGCTATTTTATTTCTTTGTTCAAATACTGATAGACCTTGATTTTTTCCTGCTAGAACATAAGATGCCATATCATATCCTAAAGATATTTTTTTAAGACCGTTAAGAACTAATTGTGTTCCTCTTATAGCTAAAAATGTATATGATATTGCTTTTAAAGCAGGACCAATTTCATTTATAATATTTAAAGCTCCACTTAATAAATCTATAAAACTACCTAAAGGACCCGCTACTAAATTACCAATTAAACTTTGTAATTTTAAAATAGCAGCATTAAATTTATCTTGTATTGCTTGTCTTTCAAGTGCTTCAGCTGCTTCTTCTTCTGTTATTTGTGCTAATGATTTTCCACTTGCTATTGCTTCTTCTCTTTTTCTTAAAGTATTAGCTAATTCGTCAGTAGTCATTCCAACAGATTCGGCTAATGCTTTCTGTTGTAATACATTTATTTTAGTAAACTCAGCTGATGATCCTATATTTTTATTTAATTCTTCAGCTAATGTTATTTGATCCCCAGCTAAAGCAGCGGCTCTTGCTCTTTCTAAATTAAGTTGTTTGCCTGTTAATAATTCTGCTTTTAACTCATTTTCAATTGATGATTCAAAATTAAGAAGAGATTCACCTGATCTAGCAACTTGTTCTAAAGTCATACCGAATGCTTTAGCAGTTACTACTGCTTTAGCAATTGTTTCTGGATTATTTCCTAGATTAGCTGCTAATTGTCCTGATACTTTTACTGCTTCTGCTAATGCTGCTTTAAAGTTGATTCCAACTTTAAGTTGATTCCTAGTAGCAGTTAATCCTCTAACAAATGATTTATAAGTTTCTTCAGATGTTTTTCCATTTAATACAGCAAAACGTTGAATTTGTGCTGCTTCATCTGCTTGTAATCCAACTTGTTTAGTTAATTTAACTTGTGTTTCAAGTTGATCAGCTGTAAATTCATATGCAAACCCTGTAGCTTCAGATAATTGTCCAAATGCTTCTACTAAATTAGCTGTATTAACATTTATATTTTTAGAATTACGTTCTATCTTTACTAATGATTCTCTAAAAGCATCTGCTCTATTAGTTCCGTATCCTAAAGACTTACCTAATTCAACTACTTGTTTATTAGCATCAAGTGCTTTATCTATAAAAAATGTAATTATAGTTAAAGGATCAGTAAGCGCTTTTTTAAATCCAGTTCCTAGTCCTTTTACAAGTACTCCTAATGATTTAAATTTATTACCTAGATTATCAACAGAAGTAATAGCATCTTGTTTAACTTTATCTTCTTCTTTATCTAAATCTGCTAATTGTTGTTTGGTATTTAGTTCATCAGCTAGTAAATCATTTTTCTTTCGGTCTTTTTCAATTTGAAGATCAGCTATTCTAGTTGCTCTATCATTATCAATATCAGATATGTTTTGACTAATTAAAGCCTGTCTTCTAGCTAAATCAATAGCATCTTGTCCGGTTGCTGTTTGGAGTTGATTTTGAATATCTAATAATTCATTTCGAAGAGCAACTTCTTGATTAGTTTGAACTTGAGCTGCTGCTATTTCTCTTTCTTTAGCTTGAATTTCTTCTTGAATTCTTAAAGAATTTTGTAGTAGAGCAATTCTTTGATCTTCAATATTTTTAATTTTTTTAATTACTTCTTTACTTTTTAAAGCACCATCAATTAATTCTTGATTATATTTTTTTACAGAATCAATAGCATCGTCTATATTTAAGAATTGAGCTAAAGAACCTCCATATTTTGAAACTACACCAGCAGCTGCTGTTGCTATACCTCCTAGATCTTCTCTTACATTATATATTTGTTTAGAAATATTAAGTTCTTTTTGCAAAAGAGGTATTCCTTCACTTAAAGCATTATTTGCTGCTTCAAATAAATCTTTTTCTTCTTTTAATTGATTAAGTAATTTTTTCTGAGCTGTGGTTAAATTTTCATTATCTATAGCATATAAGTCATTAAGGAGTTTTTCTTGTCTAAAAGTAAATTGTCTTACATTATTAATTTCTTTTTCTTCTCCTAATCTATCTCGTACATTTTTTAATTCTATTTTACTTTTAGCTAAGATTTCTCCTTTTTTCTTAAACTGTTTTTCAGTTAAATCAGTAACACCTTGCTGGAAGTAGTTTAAATCAGAAGATAAATTAGTAAGTCCTTTAAATATAGATTTTCCTGCTTGTAATAATATATTTTGTTTTTTTAATTCAGCAGTTGTTTCTCTAAAACTTTGATATAAATAATCAGATTTAAAAACAGTATCATTTAATTCTTTATTAAGTCTAGATACAGAAGCAGTTAAATTACCCGCAGCTTTAGCTTGATCTGCAAAACCTTGAGCTTGCTGGCGAGTTAATCCATCGGCTTGCTGTAGTAATTCTATATACTTTTCGTATAGTTTATTTAATTCTTGTTGATCTTGTGGATCCATACCTTTAATATTACATCATATAAATATTAAAGCGCCCTACTTTTTGGGCGCTTTAGCTACATATGTTGGTTGTTTTGGAGAAGTAACGTTTGGTCTTGATATTTCTTTACTTGGTTTATTTTTTAGTAGATTTTGTTGTTTTTCAGCTTCTTCTTTTTGTTTTTCAAAATATTCTTTTAATGTTTCAAAAGTAAATTTACGCAACCAAATAGGCATATTATATACAGTATCCCAATCATATCCACCATTTCCATGAAATACTATTTCATGTATTTGTCTAAATAAATACAACCTATAGTCCAGAGTCAGGCCAAAGAAAGTTAATACCTAAAGAAATTTCTATACCCTCCCCAGTATAGTTTTCATCATTTGGTTTATATTTCATATTAATATCTGGTGATATTTGATTATAATATTGACGAAGAGCTCTAGAATCTTTAGCGATTAAATAATTATCAACAAATTCACGAATATCTTTTGGTTCACGTTTACCTTCAACTGAAGTGATAATATGTTTTAAGCGTGTAGTAACATCAGTTGTAATGTTTGGATTTATTTTTTTTAATCCTTTAATTTCAGCTTCGATTTTTTGTTCATCACCGTGTGTTAAAAGTTTAAAAGTAATATTATTAGTAGAATGAGGAAGAGTAAATTCAAATTCATTCATACCATGTTTAAATAAAGAAAAATCTACTATTTTATCTTCTAATGTAGATAAATCAACATTAATTTCTGTTTCGCCAAAAGTAACAGGATAGTCTTTACCATAACCTAAAATGCGAGCAGCAATTAAAATAGCATTTTTATCACCGACTAATAATTCATTGTAATCAATTGGTGTTACAATAAGCGCTTGTAATAATTTATCTACTACTGTTCCATTTTTAATGTAATTAGTATTAGTAAGAATATCTTCTTCCTTAGCAGTCATATACTTCATTTCAATTTCACCTTTTGCTAGTGGTGATGTAACTGGATAAAGTAAACCTTTAGAAGGTAATGCAACTGTTTCTGTTGGAATTTTTAATTCAGCCATATAACGTTTTTTATTGTTTGATATATATAAATATATGAAAAGTAAAAGCGTCTGCAAAAGCAGACGCCTTTATAAAAGAAAGAAATATAGAGAAATCAGAAGTTCAATACGCAGTAATCCATAGCGATTGTAACGGATAAGTTAATTGCGGCATCGTTAGCCCAATCATACTCACCAAAGGTAGCTGTTTTAACATAAGCACCTTTAACAATCCACTCACCTACTACATCACCTACAGGACCTAAAATGTCTAATGTTAAGTCTTTCTTGTAGAAGTCAGAATAGCCATCACGACCAGTTACTGATTCGTGTGCTAAACGAGCCCATTCCATTACAGCTTGAGCACCAGAGGGAGTTACAGGATCATATAAACTTAAAGTCATATCATTCCAACGTACTTTACCTTTTACTTTACGGTAAACGTTGATGTGATCTAATATAATTTCACCAGCTTCAAATCCAGGAGCAGAAGCAGCTTTAATCAAGTATGCGGGAATACCGTCAATATACATGATAAAGCGATTCTGAACTTTAGGTTCAAATGCTGTAAACATAATTTCATTTGCGTCTAATACAGGCATGTTATTTAATTTTTAAATTATTCTGGGTATAAATATGTTAAATTATAAAAAACATATTATTTTAGATGTATTTCCATTGAAATCCATAGGCTGTTTTAGATACACCAATTAAACAACAACTAATGTTAGAATGTTTTTTTCCAATATATTTTGCAGCTTCTCCTATACTATTATGTTGTTTTATTATATTACCTTCTTTATCTAGTTGTAATATAGGTTTATATTTTTTATTTAAATAAGATTGAGATTGTTTTTTACCTTTTTTAGCTTTACTTATCTTTTGTTTATGTTCATCTGTATATTTACGACCTGTTATTTTTTGTCGTATTATTTCACCAAATCCTTCTGGTTTTGGTTTACCTATATTAGCTTGTTTTAATTTTTCTTTACGTTTTTGATTATTACTTATTTTATTTTTAGTTTCTTGTGTTACTATTTTATTTTTATTTCCTTTTCTTATTTTATTAATAACATAATTATATTTATCCTCATTTAAATCTTTATTATACCATCCAGATGTTTTACTTCTTATATTATAAAAACTTTTTGATTTAACAGCATTGAAATAATATATCCAGTATTCTTCACGTTCACCTAAATTTTCTTTAGTACAATATTCTAATATTTCTTTTTTGAAGTTTTCTTTACCATATTTTTTAATATCTTCTAAAAGTAAAGTACCACTACCTAAATAATCAGGATCATTATGTGAATCTTTTCCTATATATTTTTTACCGTTTATTAAATTTTTTGTAATATACACTACCATAAAAATATCCTCTTACAATAATAAATATTGTAAGAGGATAAATTTTAATATTTTACTTAAGGAAGCTTAAAAGTAAATTAAGCCCCAAAAGTTGCACCAGTTGGTTGAATGTTGAAATTCAATATAATGAATTCAGCAGTCTTAGTTGGTTGAATATAGATCTGACCTACTAATTGATTGCGATCTATTACATCAGGTGTGTTATTGGAATCATCCATTACTACCTTGTAAGCATATAAACCTTGACGTTGTACTACTGATTCGAGATATGGATTAACTTGAGCAAGGAATCTATTGCGAGTAACATTAGTATTTTGTTCGAATACTAAACTGTTTGATACTTGACCAATATAATCTTTTAAGGCAATTAATAAACGACGAACGTTTACACGATCAAGAGCGGTTTGTTTTTTCTGTAATGTTTTCTGACCATATACTACAACACCTTCACCAGGGAATGTAGCGAGTGGGTTAACATTACCTGAGTATAATGAATCACGATCCGCTTGAGATAATCTCTTTTCGGCACGTAATACTGAAGGAACACCACCACGATTTAAACCAGCAGGAGCAAACCAGCTAGCAGCGACTTGATCATTGAAAGCATAAACACCACCTATTACTGTTGATGGAGGCGCCCATACAGATTTACCTAAAGTGGAACTATATAATTGAACCCAAGGATAGTAAGTAGCAGCATAGTTACTTGATTGAACAGCAGCAGCATTTACTGCTGAACTAATTGCAATTCCATAAATACCAGCATCTACAACAGCAATAGCATCACCTCTGTTTTCAACAGTTGAAATCATAGTTGAAACAGCACTGTTACTTAAGCCAACACCAGGAGCTAATAATACATTGAATTGATAAGCATCTGAGTTATTTAAGATACGGAATGCTGTGATATAGTCGTTAGCTGAAAATCCTTGAATATTACTTGTTGTAATAGTTTCATTCATTAATTGAGCAGTAGTAGTTGCCGCTACACCCCCAGCAAATGAACCACCAAATGAACCACTCCCTAATGCAGGTAGTGAGCCACTGTATTGAGTAGCTTTATAGCTACCGTTATTATCAATTGAATCTACCTGAGGTGTAGTTACTGATTTAACACGTATATATCTTGAAGCATTAGTGTATGAACCTGTAATATCAACTATATAATTACCATCACTATCAATTGCAAATACAGGTTTAATATCACCTATAACACGAGAAATATAGTTAGGTAATACTGGGTCTAATGATAAGTTAGCCCATGTTTCTAAATAATTAGGTTGAGCAGTATTGTCATTACCTGCACGAACGGCTAAAGTAAATATACCACTACCTGTACTTACATTTGTTACTTCCCAGCGAACGTTGAGATTACTACCGCTTGCTAAAGCACCACTTACCATGCTAGAAGTATTATTCATAATATCACCCCAAGCTAATGTTTCAATCACAAATGAAGAAACATCAACTACTCCAGGAACTGTAGCTTGTGAATAAGTACTAACACCAGCAGAGCCACTAATAATTCTAGTTACGAGTAATGTTTGACCACCATTCTGAAAGAAATCTTTAGCAGCTAATGATGTAAAGTATTCATAGTAGTAGCTACTACTTTTAAATGATTCACCAAATTTAGCTACATATTCACTGTATGAAGTAACATAAGTAGGAACAAAAGGTTGACCTAATACTGTAGGACCAACAAGTGCAGTAGCTGTTCCTTGAATGCCCTGCTGCACTAAAGACTGGTCAGTTTCATTTTGAAACACACCAGGCGAAATAATTTTTTCTGCCATTTTATAATTGTTTTTTAATAAATTTAATAGGATTGACCTACCGATAAATATCTAAAACTAATTATAAAACGCAGAGTTATTACTAAGCAGGTGTAATTTCACCAGTTTCAGGATTTATATTACCATTTCCGTATTTACTTACTAATTGATTTGTTAATTCTTTTTCTTTTTCTTCAATAGACGTTATGTCTTTAAGAAGATTTGCTTTTTCTTCTTCTAAAGAAACAACATATTTTTTATATGTTGATAATTGAATTTCAAGACTGCCTACCTCAAATGTAGTTTGATTATAACGTGCTTGAAGATCTTTAATTGATTGTAATTCTTCTTGTGTAAGTTGTGCCATGTACTTTATTTTATTTTATTTTTCCCATTTAGCTAATGGGCAAGCTTCATTTCCTGGTTTGGGGCTAAATATTTTTTTAGAGAGTGGACATCCACATTCACCACAATAATATAAGTCTATAGTTGAATTGTGAGATTTTTTATCACACCCATCACACACACTTGCTCTATACTCAGCTATTACTTTTTGTTCAGGTGTTGGGTCAGCAGCAGCAATCCATGCTTTTGCTATTTCAACTATTTTAAGCATTAGGTGCTTGAATTAATTTAAACAAAACAATATAATTAGTTTCTGTTGATATCTTTTCAAAGTCTTCTAATTGAAAAGCATGATGTTCTAATTCGCGATCTTCATTTAATAATGAATTAAAATCATTTTGAAAACTAACATACGTTGGATTTACTTCACGAGAAACAACTTCTTTAGTGTCATCATCAACTACTTCGTTAATGTAAATAGGAATACTAATATTACCTTGCTCATCAGTAGTACCGTATTTTTTAATAAGTTCTTCTCTTAATAAATTTACTGCTTCTTTTTCAGCAGTTACTTTTTTAGCTAAATCGTATAACCAGTATTTAGTTGGTACTGATATTTTTTCAGCGAGTAATCCTTTAACTAATACTTCACCGGTTTCGGAATTAGTAAATCCGTTTATTTCAACGTCAAGTTGAAAAAATTCTTGTAATTTTAAAACTGTTTTTATCATAAAATTTATTATTTGTGTATATAAATATATAAAAAATATAGAAAAATATAAATTTAATATTTTGTTTAAATTAAATCTTTAGTATTTGTTTTTATAAATTAAATTTTTTTATCCATTCTTCCGTTTCTAATATTTCACAAATAGTATAGTAGTCTACTATTTGTTTAGGTTCTGGTATGGATAGCACACTGCTTGGGATTTGCGGTGTGTCCCATTTCACAAAAGTTTTTGTTCTGTCTAAAGATTTTCTAGTTGTTTCTATAGAAGTTTCCAACACCTCCTCAAAATTAATTAAATTTAAATATTGAGATTGAAATATTAAAAATAACTCATTTTCCATTCTGCATTTTATTTATAAATACCTAACTTTTGTAGCATTATAGTTTTGTAATACTTCTGTACTAGAAAGCACTCTACTATATATCATTACTTCAGATACATAGTTATTTCCGTAAGAAACGAAAGGCGGAGCGCTCTGACCTACTCCTAGTGCCGCTGTCGATCCTAAGCCAGTAGCTCCGGAAAGGTTTATTGGATTTAAAGCACTTCCATTTAAATAAATTTGACATCTATTAGAGGCTGCAAATCTATCATAAGTAGCTACCACATTTGTCCAGGCTCCTGTTATTAAAGAATTATTTGTGCTAGGACCAAAGCTATTGATACTATTTATCCACACAAAATACGTAGATGTGCTTCCCGCCCCTGTTCCGTAATAAAAAGCGCATGTGGCATTACCTATAGACAAAAAAGAGTTTAATCCACCTCCCCAACTTCTTATGTACACCCACGTAGACCAAGTAAACACATCGCTTGCACTAGAACCTAAAGGTACACTTGAAAACGCAATGTAATCGTCTGTTCCGTCTAAAGCAAATGTACCTCCTTTTATAGTACTGTCGAAAGAAGCTCCGTTGGTTAAAGATCCTGTCTGTGAGCCAAACAAGTTTGTAACCGTGTTACCTACTCTAGGATAGGATAGTAGTTGAGCAGAATCCATCCAGAACGTTAATCCGTTTACTACTATTTTAGTTCCGCTATCTCTAATTCCTAATATACTCATAACATTATGCGTTTATATTTCCAATTAAATACCATTCATTACCAGATATATTGATTAAAGTTGCTGCTCCATATCTCGTACCTATTCTATTCCAGCTATTAGCACTTCTAATAGTTACGCCTGATCCTGTTGCAAATAATATAGAGCCAGTACCGTATAATATAACATCAATATATGTACCATCTGCAAAATCAACAGATGACGATGCAGGTATTGTTAAACTATGCGATACATTTGTACTTCCACTCACTTCTACAGTTTTACCAGCATCGGTTAATGCAAAAGTATAACTTCCTGTTACTCTATTAAAGGTAACTGCGGTAGGTGCACTACCACCACCGCCACCTGGTGCCCAAGATGCAGATAGAGCTTGAGTAGCATAAGAGGCAGTCCCAAATAAAGACCCAGTAACACTTCCACTAATATTTAAACTACCAGTTATTGTATGTATATCAGAAATTATATTACCAATTCGTACACCAGTATTTGTTACTTGAAATTCTATTGAACTTCCTGTAATTACTGTTAAAGATCCTGTTACTGTTAGTGTAGAACCGTCAAACTGTAAATTAGCCTCTCCATTTAAAGTATTAGCTGTACCTGTTGCTGTTATAAGATAATTATCTGTGTTATTGTTTATAGTTACGCTACCTCCACCTCCTCCGGTTGCTACGGTAATTACATTACCGCTACTATCTACAGCTAAGTTTGCCACAGCTGTTCCGGGAAATGCTCCTGATCCCGTGTATTTGCTAAAACCAAGCTGACCGGAATGTAAACTAAGGTTAAAATATTCTGCGTCACTACTGGCATTAGTACCTCTCAGTATTCTAAATCTATTTTGATAATTATCAATCATAGATGCGGAGGTATAGGATCCTCCGGGAGCTTGAAGCAGTATTTGTCCGCCTTCTCCAGTCCCTCCTGCAGGAGGAGGTCCTACAACTATAGTATTTTCAGTCGAGCCTAGGGATGAGGTTCCTATTGCTAAAGACCCTATTACTACCGCACTGCCACTAATACCCAAACTACCTGTAATAGTATGAGCATCTGTTATTATATTTCCTATCTTAGTGCCTGTACTCGTTACTTGTAATTCTACAGCGTTACTAGGACTTACGGTAAACGATCCTGATACTATAGCGCTACCGCTTACGTCTAGTTTTGCGTTAGGAGAGGTAGTTCCGATGCCTACATTTCCCGCTCCGCTAATCCTAAGTACCTCTGTACTTCCTCGTGTAATTGCAAATTCCCCTGCCGTTCGTACGCCATCTAAATACCAATTTCCTCCTTGGGTTTCTAGTGCAAGTCTAGTTCTAGCGCTACTCCCTGTATTTTGGTTTGATATGTTTATACCGGCAGCAGCATTTATATCTACTACAACACCTAATTTATCAGAAGGAGTAGTAGTTCCTATACCAACGTCGCCTGCGGATGTAATTCTCATCCGCTCAATATTATTCGTTCCTTCTGCCGTGAAAAAAGTTAGTGCAGCAGTTGGTATTGTTGAACGACCACCTACACCTATACGCCCCTCATTGCTGAACGAACCAGCATACACCGCAGTATTTGCATCTCCTCCGAAATATGCATAGTTGCTGCGGACGTTTAAGGTGCCGTTTACATCAAGGGTGTTGGTTGGGGTGGTGGTGTTTATACCTACATTGCCATCCCAAGTGATATTTAATCTTCTGCTTCCATTTGTGTATAAGAACAAATCTCCTTGCCCAGAGGCAAAGTTTGTTCCGGTGAAACCCATACCATAACGAGAAGCTCTATCATTTGAGGACTCCCAAGAGAATCCTATGGTTGCAAATTCGCCAATGGTACTAGTGTTGTAGTTAAGGTTTACACCGCCTCCGGTAGAAGTTAATGTAGTTCTGTTTGCATTATTAATGTCAAGCTTGTTGGCTGGGCTCACAGTTCCCACTCCCACATTACCACTAGCACTAACATATAAAGCATTAGCACCTGCGGTGCCTGCTCCATCCACTTCTAGCACGCCTCCTGTTGAGGCGGATACGTGTAATTTTGTAGTCGGATTTGTAAGTCCCACCCCCACGTTACCTGTACTAGAAAAGATGTAGTTAGCATCATTACTATTACCTGCTAGGAAATACAAAGGTATGGTAGTACCTATCGAACTTATATAGTTACTGGTTGGACCGCCACCTCCTGATAATAAAAGGCCGTAGCCAGAATCTGTTATTTTAATTGTTCTATTTCCTGATGTACTAATGCTTCCTACCTGCAAATTACTGTCGGGTGCTGTGGTGCCTATACCTACATTTCCAGAAGCTTTAAATATAACTTGTTCTACGGCGTTGGGAAAGAATCTAATATCTCCGGAGGCTCCTGACGTTACTACTTTTATGTACGCGTTGTTGTTTTGAGCAATAAGCATATTATTTGTAGCACCGTCTGAAGTAATAGTTATTCCATCGGCATCTGCTGTATCTCCAATAATATACTTGTAGTTATTGGATATCTTGATATCTCCGGCTGTTACTCGTAGTTTTTTATCGGGACTTGTAGTACCTATACCGACATTACCATTCGTTCGTAAGATAGTCATTCTATCGGTCAAAGTCCCATCTCCTGTAGAAAAAACTAACCCCGAAATAGCAAAAGACTCAGCAGTAATTGCTGCTTGTTTTACCGTGCCCCCAGTGCTTAATATAATATGAGGAGTTGCTGTTGTTGGATTTGTTGTATATGCAATCTCTAACTTTGCTCCAGGACTATTAATACCTAAACCTACATTACCACTAGCACTAACATATAAAGCATTAGCACCTGCAGTGCCTGCTCCATCCACTTCTAGCACGCCTCCTGTTGAGGCTGTTACGTGCAATCTTGCAGTTGGACTTGTAAGTCCTATACCAACGTTTCCTAATTCATTTATTGTCATCCTTGTTATAGGACTGTACAAACCTAATCCACTTGAATTATTCCATGGATTTGTTTTTATATATAATATACCTCCGGAAGTTCCTGAGCTTTGGTCAGATTGAATACTTGCTAATGCTTGGTTATTGTTACCTCCGTAATTGGTAGTTCCTACAGATATTTCGGAAGTTGTTGATCCGCCAGCATGTAGTATTGTTTGAGGGGCTGTAGTCCCAATACCTACGTTTCCTGCTGAAGATATAACAGCTCTAACATTTTGATTACTTCCATCAACATCTGCAGTAACAAAAGATATCCCGTTATTTGTTACCCCCGCTACTCCAGATCTAATAATAGCATGACCACCTTCGCTGTTTACTATACTAATCTGTGAAGTAGATGTTGATGCTGCACCTAATACTGTAAATTTAGAATATGGTGAAGTAGTTCCTATACCTACATTAGTACCTCCTACCGACAATACACTGTTATTGACAGTTAAACTACCTGTTACTCCTACCGATCCGGTAAATTGATGAGTATTACTTAACGTACTTCCAAATCGGGTAGAACCAGTTATGAAACTAACAGAAGATGTTACGGTCTGTACTACTAAGGTTTGAGCTGTGATGGTGCCGGTAACAGTAAGTGAACCGGTAATGATTGCGTTGCCATTTACGTCGAGTTTGGCGTTGGGAGTGGTTGTGCCGATACCTACATTACCGTTATAATCAATGTATAATCTAGAAGCTAAAGTATTTCCAGTAGATCCAGTAGCAAGTTGTATATTTAAAGAACTACCTCTCGTTGTATTAACCGAATCATCTCTAATCTGGTGTATAATTTTTCCTAAAGCTCTTTGAGTACTATCGTTATACGTGGATCCTCTAAATACAATAGATTGTCCAAACCCATCAAATTCTGTTTGAGCTGTATTTTCAGACTCTATAACTAATACGTCTAATGGAGTAGTTCTATCTGCCGTAGTAGTTCCAGCTAATCCTTTATATACATGCAATGAGGCAGTTGGAGAAGTAGTTCCTATACCTAGATTACCGCTACTCTGATACATAACACTACTGCTTAAGCTTGTAGCAGTATTCCAAAGAGGAATGTAACTAGCACCTCCTCCTAATACATTAGAAGCAGTACTAGCAAATGAAGCAGTTCCGAGCAATGATCCTGTTATACTACCTGCTGCTATTGATCCAGATAGTACTACTTCACCTGTAAATCTTGCAGAGCCGGATACGTCTAGGTTATATAGAGGCAGTGGTTGATTAATGCCTACTCTTCCGTTTCCTACAGACCCTGAAAAGGGATTTCCTACTATACTTGAGTAAGAGCCTGTACCAAATATAAACCCTCCTATGTTAATACTGTTTTGTCTACCATCTTCAAGAGTAATGTTCGTACCTATGATGATGTTATTAGATTTTACTCCAAAAGATCCTCCCTGTACGTTATATCCTGCTCTATATCCTAAAAACGTAGAGTAAGAAGCACTAGCTGCATACCACCCTGCGTAGCTTCCTATAAAATTAGAATTGTCTGCGTAAAAAGCTGCTTGTCCGGCTTCATACCCTATAAAATTAGAAGCACTGGCTTGGTTAGCCTGGTTTCCAGCTCTCAGACCTAAAAAGTTAGAGTTTTGAGCGTTTGATGCGGAATACCCGGCACTTCTTCCTAGAAAATTTGAACCGCTGGCATTTATTGCTTGGTAGCCTGCACTTTCGCCTAAAAAATTCGAATGTAGAGCGTTAGTGGAGTTACGTCCAGACTCTGCTCCTAAAAAATTCGAGTACGAAGCATTTGCAGCATCTCTACCTGCATTTTGTCCGAGGAAATTGGAGTAAGAGGCTCCAGGAGAAGTGTCCCCTGCGCTTCTCCCAAAAAAATTAGAGTAACTTGCGTTTGTAGAAAGGTATCCTGCAAATCTACCTAGGAAATTAGAGTATGTAGCGTTGGGGGCATTAAATCCGCTGTTCTGCCCTATGAACGTAGAAAAGGCTGCATTTGAGGAAGAGTATCCCGCGTTTGCTCCTAGAAAGTTGGAGTTGTTCGCAGAAGTGGCTTGAAATCCGGCTTGAAATCCTACGAAGTTTGAGTATGCTGCTGCTGTTGATCCGCTTCCAGCACTGCTACCTACTAACACTGAGAAGGTAGTTGAAAAATCTCCTACGTTTGTAGGAGTGTATACGGTAGATCCTGAAAGTGCTACAGGATACGAAGAGCTGATAGCATTCACCGTGTTGCTAGACCAAGAAGCGGTTCCGAACAGCGATGCTGTTACACCTTGGGTGACATTAAGTGAACCTGTAATTATTGAATTATTAAGGGCAATTATGCCGTTCCTTGCGACAAATTCGTTTGGCATTATACTGGTTTCCTAGTTCACTTTCCCTAGGAGGGGGTTTATAATAAATATTATACAAATAAAGCAGCTGAGACACGGTAGAGTCTACCTGTTGGGTCTGCTGCTTGAAGTTCATCTGCTTTAGCTTGTGCTTCTGCTTCGTTATCGTATTCGTAAATGGGATCGTCTGGGTTTAGTTTGAGGACCCATATTTGTGGATTGCCTGGAATAAATTCCATTTCTACTTTAAACATATTATTTTATTTTTACATGAATATTGCTAGTGATTTAATTTTCCATCCTGAAGTATTGGTTTGTACATTAAACTGTACATCACTTCCTGCAATAGAAACTGAAGAAGTTACAACTGCAGTATTACCTATATCTACAGTGGAATTATCGTAATACTGTACTGATGTACCATTCCAAGCTCCTACTACTTCACCTGCTCTTATATTACTACCACTTGATACTGTGTATTTGAAGAAAGCAGATGTATATGAACCTGTTGCTTGAGTAAATAGATTATTTGATCCTACTACTGATGATGCTACTGTAGCATAATCAGTGAGTGTAGAATCTATTGTGAGTTGATTTGCAACTGTGAAGTTGTTTGAGTATGATGATGTAGCTGCGAATGATGCGCTTGTTGCAAATGAAGCAGACACTGCATTTTGTGCTTGAGACGCTGATGTAGCAAACGAAGCACTAACAGCATTTAATATATAACTTGCAGTAGTAGCAAATGAGGATGATACAGCATTTAAAACATATGAAGCACTAACTGCATTTAACACATAAGATGCTGTATTAGCAAATGAAGCACTAATTGCGTTTAGTACATACGAAGCAGTTACAGCTTGAGACGCTGATATAGCAAACGAAGCACTAACTGCATTTTGTACAAACGATGCTGTTAATGCATTAGATGCAGTTATTGCATTACTTGCCCATGATGCCGTCCCAAACAATGACCCTGTTATTCCAGCTCCAGTTACATTTAATGATCCAGTTATGCTTACACTACCAGTGAACTGGTGCGTGTTACTGAGTAATGTTCCAAAGCGAGTTGATCCTGTTACAAAGTCAATTGACGATGTTATGGTTTGTACTACTAAGGTTTGCGCTGTAAGTGTACCTGCTACGGTGAAATTATCAGCATATGATGCTGTAATTGCTCTTGTAGCGAACGAAGCACTGACTGCGTTTAGTATGTAGGATGCTGTTTGAGCGTTGGATGCTGATAGAGTATATGAAGCGCTCACTGCGTTAAGTATGTACGATGCTGTTACTGCATTTTGTGCTTGAGATGCGCTTAACGCATAGCTAGCACTAACAGCATTTAAAATATATGATGCTGTACTAGCGAATGAAGCAGATACTGCATTCAATACATAACTTGCTGTTACTGCATTTTGAGCTTGAGAAGCAGATAGACTATAAGAAGAAGATACTGCATTTAGTACGTAACTTGCTGTAACTGCATTCGCAGCTTGAGAAGCAGATAGAGCGTAGGACGCAGTAGTAGCAAAAGAAGAACTTACTGCATTTAATATATAGCTGGCTGTAGTAGCGTTTGAAGCAGACAAAGCATAAGAAGAAGAAACCGCATTTAATATGTAACTAGCTGTAACAGCATTACTTGCCCAGCTAGCAGTGCCTAAAAGAGATCCTGTAATATTAGGAGATACTAAAGACCCTGTTACAGTTAATCCGCTCTCGTACCTTCCGGAGCCAGACACATCTAAACTAAATAAAGGAAATGGCTGATTAATACCTATTCTACCATTTGCAGACCCAGAAAAGGCTATATTAGATACAGTAGAGTAAGACCCTGTTCCAAAAAGTATTCCTCCTATATTAATCGCATCTTTTCTACCAGTATTAACAGTTATGTTTGTACCAATAATAATATTATTGCTACCTATAAGATTTCCAATAGTATTAGCTCCTACGTTTTCTCCAATTAAAATAGAGTTATTTGCATTGGTTATTTGAAATCCCGATTGCCTTCCTATGCATACGCTTCCATTAGAAAAATTAGCAGCAGAACCAGCAGCTTGCCCTAAAAATACAGAACCGCTTGAAGCAAAAGAATCTCCTCCTGCACCACTTCCTATGAATACGGCACTACTTGCAGATATTGCTCCTGTAGAAACTCCTATAAATACAGAATTTCCTACATTTGATTTATTACTAGCAGCAAAGGATCCTATGGCAATTAAGTAAGAAGAGTTCGTTGTTCTCCATCCTGAGCGATACCCTAAAAGAATGCTGTTATCTGAATCAGATGAGCCACTTCCTGCCTCTCTTCCTAATATTACAGAATCTGTAGTACTAAAATTCCCTACATTTGTAACTGAGTATATAGTAGTCCCATTGACAGCAATAGGATAAGAAGAACTTATAGCATTTATTGCTGCAGAAGCAGATACTGCTCTTGAAGAGCTTACAGCAAAAGAAGAGGATAATGCATAGGAAGCGCTAACCGCATTCAGTATGTAACTAGCCGTTACTGCATTTTGTGCTTGAGAAGAAGATAGACTATAAGAAGAAGATACTGCATTTAATACATAACTAGCTGTAGTAGCAAACGAAGCACTTACTGCATTTATTATGTAGCTTGCTGTTACAGCATTTTGTGCTTGAGATGCTGAAGTAGCTAATGAAGCACTAACTGCGTTTAGCACATACGAAGCAGTTGTTGCATTTTGCGCTTGTGATGCACTAAGGGCATATGATGAACTAATAGCATTCAATATGTAAGATGCTGTAACGGCATTCTGCGCTTGAGAAGCAGATACAGCATATGAAGCACTTAAAATACTATTTTTACCATAAGGTCCATCAACGTTAGACGAACTAACATATGATGCTGTTTCTGCTGTAGCAGTAGCTACAGTGATATTGAATGTGCTACTATCACCTTTGGTAAATGTTATTGTTGAACCGGCAATAGATGCGGTAATTATACCTCGAAATGGTAGTGATGAAGTAGAAGCAAATGAAGCGCTTACTGCATTAAGTACATAGCTTGCTGTTTGTGCTTGGGAGGCACTTAAAGCATTAAGTACGTACGATGCCGTAGAAGCGAATGATGCAGAAGTAGCTGTTGTTGCTGTTGCTGCATTTCCACTAATAGAAGCACTAATAAATGATTTATTTTCCCATTTAGCAGCAGTTGTATCATAAACTAATGCTTGACCACTTAGAGGACCTGATATTAATACATCAGATAAACCGGATAGAGTTTGAGTTATTGTTGATCCTCCACCACCAGATCCTCCTACTGATCTAAATAAACCTCCTAGTTGAATAGCATATGAGTCAGTAACTGTAAAGTCAGCGTTATTTCTTACAACAATAGCTCCTAAATAGATTGCGTTTGCTGCAGTGTTTGGTGCTTCAACAAACGATTCAAAAGCAATATTTGCTGTTGCATCTGTTAGACTTGCATATGTAGCATTACCATAATAAACGACTATAGCTTTAGCTACACTATTAGGGAAATAGAATACTCTTTGAATAGAAAATTCTCTATTTGATCCTCCTCCTGGTACTGCTGTTAGTATGCCATTATCTGAATATCGTGTTGGATCTATGGCACCATATCCTAAACCAGCATTTGTATCATATACCCAAGTAGAGCCTGATTGTCTGTATCTGAATATTTTAGATACATTAGTACCACTATCAGTGGCGTAGGATGGATTATTTGGATCTACAGGATAATTAGAACCAGGTGAGTAGGCAGTACCGCCTGCTACTATTAAACTACCTGTTGATGATCCACTAGGTGCTAAAGTATATCCTGATAATTTTAAAGGTCCAAATGCTCTATTAAATATATTTTGTTGTTGTTCAAAACCATATGCTGTAGATGGTTGTGTTTTAACACCGTTAATTGTAGATCCATTTTGAAACAATACAATACCTATGTTAATTTCTGTATCAAACTGACCAGCAGCATATGGTGTACCTTGTTGGTAAATATTACCAGTTGAATCAATAGATACAAACGCTTGTTGATATGATGCGGTAAGTGGTGCAATACTAGCCGATAAATTACCCCAATTTAAATACTGTATTGTTGGATATGGATTATCATTTAAACTAGCATTTAAGTTTACTATAATACCACTACCACTACCAATTTGATAAACAGTAGATGATTGAGTTGTAATTAAACCACCGTTTAATAAACCAGTATATAAGTTACCTTCTAACCAACGTAAACGAGTTGTATTAGAATATCCTTTACTGTTTTGAGAGAAATATAAGTCTTGTGTAGAACCAGAAACATAAATGTAAGAGGCAGATATAGATGTATCTATATTTGTAGTTACAGGATCAAATCTGTGGTATCCAGTTTGTCTAATGTCACCATATATTTGTACTGATGCTGTTAAATTACCAGGTCCTTGAGATCCTGAAATTATAATACTACCAGATAATATAGTATTGCCAATTAAGGTATTATTGCCTGTTTGAGTTGTAGATCCTGTTATACTTAAACTACCAGTTAAAGTAGTAGAACCAATAAGTGTATTTGATCCAGTAGTAAATAAACTGCCCGTTACGGTTTGATTTCCTATAAACTTATTTGAACCTGTAGTAGCAAAAATACCAGATGAAGTTCCATTTAATAAACCAGCATTTGAAGCATATGATGCGCTAACAGCATTTAATACATAAGATGCTGTTTGAGCATTTTGAGCTTGAGATGCACTTAATGCATACGATGAGCTAATAGCATTTAATACATAGCTTGCAGTTACAGCATTTTGAGCTTGTGATGCAGATACAGCGTAAGAAGCACTAATAACATAAGATGCACTTATTGCATTTAGCACATATGATGCTGTTATAGCATTTTGTGCTTGAGATGCACTTAATGCGTATGATGAACTTAGTATACTGTTTTTCCCATAAGGACCATCAACATTAGATGAAGTAACATATGATGCTGTTTCAGCAGTGGCTGTTGCTATAGTAACATTAAAAGTACTGCTATTACCTTTTGTAAATGTTATTGTTGAACCTACAACTGAAGCTGTTACTACACCTTCTAAAGGTAAAGATGAAGTTGAAGCATATGATGCACTAACAGCATTTAATATATATGATGCTGTAACTGCATTGTCTGCTTGTGACGCGCTTAATGCGTAAGATGCACTAATTGCATTTAACACATATGATGCTGTTACTGCATTTTGAGCTTGTGAAGCACTTAAAGAATAGGATGATGTAGTAGCAAATGATGAACTAACTGCATTTAACACATATGATGCTGTTACTGCATTTTGAGCTTGTGAAGCACTTATTGCGTATGATGCACTAACAGCATTCAATACATAACTAGCTGTTACAGCATCTTGTGCTTGAGATGCACTTATAGCGTATGATGAACTTATAGCATTGTTAGCCCAACTAGCAGTTCCAAATAATGAACTTGTTATTCCAGCTCCAACTATATTTAAACTGCCTGTTATACTTACTGATCCAGTAAATTGATGTGTATTTGATAATAAAGTACCAAAACGAGTAGAACCAGTAACAAAATCAACAGATGAAGTAATAGTTTGTACTACTATAGTTTGGGCAGTTAATATATTTCTAACTGTAAAGTTATCGGCTGATGATGCTGTAGCAGCGAATGAAGCACTAACAGCATTGAGTACATAAGAGGCAGTTACTGCATTTTGTGCTTGTGAAGCGGATAAAGCGTATGATGCTGATGTAGCATTATTTGCCCATGATGCTGTTCCAAATAACGAACTAGTTATGTTAGTTATACTTAAACTACCTGTTGATATAATAGAACCGCTTGTGAATATAGAGCCAGTAAATGTTAAAGTACCAGCGTTTGAAACAAGTAGTGTTGCACCTGAACTTCCAGTTACTGTTAATGATCCTGATATTACTACGGCTTGATTAAGCTGATTAACAGATGAAGCAGTAGAAGCGAATGATGCACTAATAGCATTTAGTACATATGAAGATGTAGTAGCGAACGATGCACTAACAGCGTTAAGTACATAGCTAGCAGTGGTAGCAAACGATGCACTAACAGCGTTAAGTACATATGATGCTGTTGTAGCGAGTGATGCTGTTACTGCTCTAGAAGCAGATGTAGCAAACGAAGCAGATACTGCATTTAATATATAACTAGCAGTTAATGCTTGTGATGCACTAACAGCCCATGATGCAGTCCCAAACAATGATCCTGTAAAGCCTAAACTTGCATTTACAGAACCAGTTACTATTAAACTCCCAGTTATTATTGCAGATCCAGTATATGGAAATCCTGATCCTTGAGCATTTAAAGCATAAGAAGCAGTTAATGCATAAGACGCGCTTAGCGCTTGTAAAGCATATGATGCTGTGGCGGGTACATTAGCAGCAAAAGATGCTGTTAAAGCATTTATAGCCCAACTCGCAGTTCCAAATAAAGATCCAGTAATACCATTATTAACAGTTAAACTACCACTTATATCTAATGAACCAGACATTTTATGCTGATTGTTAGGATTCAGTTGTAATTTATTATATGCTTCTACATCACTTCCCCCAACAAAGAAACCAACATGAGTATTATTATCATTAGCATTACCAATATGTAAATTATTTGCTATTGAATATAGATAAGCATCATTAGCTTCACCAATAAAACCAGCACTATAGTTTTCACTATTAATACCCATATCAACATAGTTACTAGACTCATTGCCGTTATTTGCAGTAGCAACTACATCGGAGGAAGCACTAACTCCTTGATTGGTATTTTGTATATTATTTTGTAGGTAGTTATTTAAATTACCTTTACCTGTTAATACGTTTATTGATGTTGGATGCGTTTGAAACACATAAAGTGCTTCAGGATTAGCTGAGGTAATATTAGTTTCATTAATAGCAATACTAGTTGTACTAAAACTATTGCTAACTTGAAACATGGTACTATTACCTAGTGTAGTATTTGTTTTAAAGAAAGGTATGTATGTGGCACTGCCGCCTAATATGTTAGAGGCAGTAGCAGCATTTATTGCATTTGAAGCAGATAAAGCCCAACTTGCTGTACCTTGTAATGAACCTGTACCTCTAAAATCAGTAGTTTTTAAAAATCCATTTACTGTTAAATCATTAATAGTCGTACCATTATAATTTACTAATATATAGTGACTTTCATCTTGACTAAGTAATACAACAGCTCCACTAACATTTGGTTTAAGAAATAAATCGTAGTTATTAACCGTATAAAGAGAACTACTATTTGCAAAATATATACTACCAGATATTCTTTGATTTCCTGATATTTGTACTTCATTTCCTGCGGCGTATATAAGATTACTCCTATTATTATCATCAGTACCATTACCTATTATGAATGCGCTTTGTACTGAAGACGATATATTGTATTGGCCTTGTACGTGTTGATAGTTTCCTTTTGCTATTGTTCCTAATCCTTCTGCGTGTGAAGCGTTTCCAAAAGCTTTAGTACTTTCTCCCTCTGCGTGTGAAGCAATTCCTATTGCCTGTGTATTATCTCCTTCGGCATGCGAGTAGGATCCTGATGCTAAGGTAGAACTACCTTCTGCGTGTGAGCTCTGACCCCTAGCTATTGATCCATAGCCTTCGGCATGTGAATAAGATCCTGATGTTATTGTTTCTTGACCTTCAGTATGTGAATAATTTCCTACTGCTTGTGTGTTATCCCCTTCAGCATGTGAGTAGTCTCCTGTTGCTCTAGTAACACTTCCTTCAGCGTGTGAGTATTCTCCTGTTGCTATATTCCCCTCTAATCCTTGAATAAGAGAGCCTGTTATGGTTTGATTACCATTGAATTGATTTGAACCCGTAGTAGCAAAGGTAGAGCTATCTTTACCATCTAATAAATCTGAATTGAGAGAATAAGATGAACTAATACTAAAACTAGCAGTCCCAAATAATGAACCAGTTATACCGCCTGTAGCTATTAAAGGACCATTGACAGTAAGAGAACCTGTTACTACTTCTTGTGATGAAGTAATAACTTGTACTACTATTGTTTGTGCAGTAAGTGTGCCTCTAACAGTAAAATTATCAGCTGATGATGCGGTTACTGCATATGAAGCGGATATAGCATTTAAAACATAGGATGCTGTAGTGGCGTTTTGAGCTTGTGATGCACTTAACGCATATGACGCACTAATTGCATTTAAGACATAAGATGCTGTAGCAGCATAAGATGATGAGATTGCATTATTGGCCCAACTTGAAGTACCAAAAAACGAACCAGTAAAGCTACCTGATGTTCCAACACCTATAGCGATTATTTCATCTCCATTAGAGCCAGATCGCTTCATGTATGCGATACCGTCATACGTGTTAAGCGCTATTTCTCCATAATCTAAAGAGGAAGTACTAGGAACTTTTCCGGGTATGCTACTGCGACGTAGCTTAAGTATTTGTTGAGCCATATCTATGGTATTCTAAAGCCTATGTAGGCAACAATAAATATGTTAACATACATAGGGATCACAAAATTGTGGAAATGATAGAGTAACATAGGTTGATCCTATATAGAATTGTTCTCCATGATACCTACTAGTTCCATTTATTACTAGATTACCAGAAAAAACATATCTAATTGTATTACAAGTCATTCCACTATTGCCCTGTTGACTAACATTTAATGAACCGCCGTTTATTATTAAAGCATTTGGACTTGTGTCTGATTCTCCAGAAGGTGATAGGCAAGAAACATCATCATAACCAATTACACTTAACGAAGCTGCAGATATTGTTATTGCTGTTGAATTTATATAATCATATATATTAGCATAAAAATAGTTTGTTTCGTACTTAACTTCTAAAGTAGTACTAACAGCATCATAATACACTCCTCTAAACTCAGATAATGAGTGGGGTGCATTTTGATCAACAGTAGCTTCATATGTTTTTACTAATGAAGATGGTTGAGGAGTACTTCCACCTGCTAATTTAGTATTAGCTGTATTTCTTGTTAGATGAGCTTCTTCATTTATATCTCCAAACGATATTGGTCCACTACTTGGTAAAGGCATCTAGTCTAGATTTTAATTCGTCGATTTGCTTTTGTTGTTCTTTAATTGCTTCAATTAATAAAGCAGTTAAGTGATTGTAGTCAACTGTTTTAAATGTACCTTGACCTAAACGTTCTTGTTCACGTACAAGTTGAGGTATTACTTTTTCTACGTCTTGTGCTATTAAACCTATTTCTTCTCTATTTGCTCTGCTGCCTTGATTTCCTATCCATTTATAATATACACCTTGCAATTGTTGCACCTGATCAAGAGCTACACTACCACATACTTGTCTTATATCGTATTTTAGATTACGATCTGAGAATGAATAGAAACCAACTACATCATCGGCTGCTCTAAACATACCACTTGAAGAGAACTCAAATTTATCTGTATCTAAAAAGGATAATTTAACACTATCTAAATCTAATGATCCACTACCATAAAATCCAGAACCTGTATAACTTGCAAATCCATAATTTACAAAAGAAGAAATACCTAATGATGTATGGTTAATTTGAGTATTACCACCAACAACATAGTCTGTTCCTCTAAATACAATAGCTGCAGATCCATCAGCACTAGAAGCTATATAATGAGAAATATCATAATTTCCTGCTGTATTAGTAAAAGCACTTTGAGTTTGATATATTTGAGATATTCCTAAAGTAGTATTACTAGTCCATATAGGAATATAATCAGTAGTTCCTCCACTTAAATTTGCATTTGAAGCATAAGATGCAGTTATTGCCCTTGATGCACTTACAGCATGTGAAGCACTAATAACACTATTTGAACCAAATGGACCGAATACACCGGATGCTGTTATGTACGATGCTGTTAACGCAAACGAAGCAGATACTGCTCTTGATGAACTAAGAGCAAATGAAGCACTTACTGCATTTAACACATATGAAGCAGTACTTGCAAATGATGCTGAAACTGCATTTAACACATACGATGCTGTGCTTGCAAACGATGAACTAACAGCATTAAGTATATAACTAGCTGTTACTGCTTGTGATGCACTAACAGCCCACGACGATGTACCAAACAATGAACCAGTTATTCCAGCCCCCACAACAATTAAACTACCAGTCATACCTACTGAACCAGTAAATTGATGTGTATTACTAAGTAGTGTTCCAAAGCGACTAGAACCTGTTACAAAATCAATTGATGATGTTATAGTTTGTACTACTATTGTTTGAGCAGTTAATGTATTTCTTACAGTAAAATTGTCTGCAGATGATGCTGTAGCAGCGAACGAAGCACTAACTGCGTTTTGAACAAATGAAGCAGTAGACGCAAACGAAGCGCTAACTGCATTAAGTACATAACTGGATGTTAATGCTTGTGATGCACTTACTGCCCACGATGCTGTTCCGAATAAAGAACCAGTAAAATTAGTTGCAGTCACACTGCCACTTACATTTACACTGCCTGTTATTGTATGAGTATCAGTAATTACATTACCTATTTTAACACCTGTAGTTTGAACTTGAAGTTCTATATTGTTACTTGGTGCTACTGTTAATGAACCGGTAATGATTGTATTACCATTAACGTCAAGTTTAGCATTAGGTGTTATAGTACCAATACCAATATTACCAGTACTTTGATACATTACACTACTGCTTAATGCTGTAGCACTAGTCCACATTGTGATATAGTTTGCAGCACCGCCGCTCACGCCACTAGAATTAGCAGCAAACGCTGATGTTACAGCATGTGAGGCGCTTATTACGCTGTTTGATCCGAATGGACCGAATACACCGGATGCTGTTATATACGATGCTGTAGCAGCAAATGATGCACTAACTGCATTTTGAACGAATGAAGCAGTAGATGCGAATGAAGCACTAACTGCATTCTGAACGAACGATGCAGTACTAGCGAATGATGCTGAGACTGCGTTTTGGACGAACGATGCTGTGCTAGCAAATGAAGATGAAACGGCATTAAGCACATAACTAGCTGTTAATGCTTGCGATGCACTAACAGCCCATGATGATGTACCAAATAATGATCCTGTAATTCCAGCTCCTGTAACATTTAGCGAACCTGTAATTGTAACACTACCCGTGAATTGGTGTGTATTACTAAGTAATGTCCCAAAACGTGATGAGCCTGTTACAAAATCCGTTGAGGATGTTATTACTTGTGTTACAATAGTTTGTGCAGTAAGAGTACCACGTACTGTAAAATTATCAGCTGAGGAGGCTGTTGCTGCAAACGATGCTGAAACGGCATTTTGGACGAATGAAGCAGTTGAAGCAAATGATGCACTAATAACACTATTTGAACCAAAGGGACCAAACACATTAGAAGCAGTAACAAAAGATGCTGTTAGAGCATTTCTGGCTAAGGAAGCTGTAGAAGCAAATGATGCTGAAACTGCGTTTTGAACGAAGGATGCTGTACTAGCAAATGAAGATGAAACAGCATTGAGTACATAAGATGCTGTTACTGCGTTTTGAGCTTGAGATGCACTTAATGCGTATGATGCTGTTGTAGCGAATGAAGCACTAACTGCGTTTAGTACATAACTTGCCGTTTGAGCATTGGATGCTGATAAAGCATATGAAGCACTTACAGCGTTTAATACATAAGATGCACTAACAGCATTTTGTGCTTGTGACGCCGATAATGCATATGATGAACTTATTGTATTATTAGCCCATGATGCTGTTCCGAATAAAGAGCCTGTTATTCCAGCTCCTACAACAGTTAAACTACCAGTTATACTTACACTACCTGTAAATTGATGTGTATTACTAAGTAATGTACCGAATCGAGATGAGCCAGTTACAAAATCAGTACTTGAAGTTATAACTTGAGTTACTATTGTTTGAGCAGTAAGTGTACCACGTACTGTGAAATTATCTGCAGATGATGCTGTTGCAGCGAACGATGCACTAACTGCGTTTTGAACGAATGATGCTGTGCTAGCAAACGATGAACTAATAATACTGTTTGATCCAAATGGACCCCAAACATTAGATGCTGTTACAAAGGATGCTGTTAATGCATTTTGAGCTAATGATGCCGTTGAAGCAAAGGATGCACTAACTGCATTTTGAGCGAATGATGCTGTACTAGCAAACGATGCTGAAACTGCGTTTTGAACGAATGAAGCAGTAGATGCGAATGAAGCACTAACTGCATTTAACACATATGAAGCTGTGGAAGCAAACGAAGCAGATACAGCATTCTGAACAAACGATGCTGTACTGGCAAACGATGCTGAAACTGCGTTTAGCACGTATGATGCTGTTACTGCGTTTTGAGCTTGTGATGCGCTTAATGCATAAGATGATGATATAGCGTTTAAAACGTACGAAGCTGTTAGTGCTTGGGATGCACTTACTGCCCAACTTGCAGTTCCAAACAACGACCCTGTAATTCCAGCTCCTACAACAGTCAAACTACCAGTTATACTTACTGAGCCTGTAAATTGATGTGTATTAGTGAGCTGAGTACCGAAACGAGTTGATCCAGTAACAAAGTCAGTTGATGAAGTAATTACCTGTGCTATAATAGTTTGAGCAGTTAATGTACCTCTTACCAAGAAATTATCTGCTGATGAAGCAGTTGCTGCATAAGATGCACTTATTGCATTTAGTACATAAGATGCACTTACTGCATTTTGTGCTTGAGATGCACTTAATGCGTATGATGCGCTTAATATACTATTACTTCCATAAGGACCATACACATTAGATGAAGTAACATATGATGCTGTTGCTGCTGTAAATGAACCGGTTCCTAAATAATATAATTGTCCTGAACTTGAATTATAAGCTACAAAATGAGGTTGACTAACATTAGTTAATCCTGGTAAAAATACTGAGCTGGTTATACGAGCACTGCCTGATACATCTAAAGTATATGCTGGTGAAGTAATACCTATTCCAAAATTACCTGTATTTAATAAAGTAGCTTTTACTGTATTGTTTGTAATAAATTGTAATGGAAAATTATTTATAGTTCCAACTATACCAGCATAAGCAGTAGTACCTGTTAATATGCCTCCTCCAGAGTTAGTTTCAACTCCTAATCTTAAAACACTAGTTGTATTTGATACATCAACTATAGTATAGTTTGTAAGATCATTTCCTTGATTAAATACAGTCCATTGTTTTTTTACAAACATATTTTCTGTACTAGCAGCAGATGCTGTTCCTATACCTACAAAACCATCATTTCTTAAGTATAATAATTCAGTTGATGAAGCATTTATAACATTTAAAGCAACAGTAGCCGATGTAGAGCCTGCTCCTTTTACTTCTAGTCTAGCTGAAGGTAAAACAGTTCCACCACCTATAGTAATATTACTACCACTTTGATACATTACACTGCTTGTTAAAGCAGTATTTGTTCTCCATAGTGTAATATAGTTTGTAGTACCTCCTTCCACATTAGAAGCAGTACTAGCGTATGATGCTGATAACGATGATGGAGAATAACTTGCTGTTGAAGCAAACGATGCACTTAAAGCATACGATGAACTAAATGCTTGTGATGCACTAAGCGCGTATGATGAACTAAATGCTTGTGATGCACTAAGAGCATACGAGGCACTTATTGCATTTAAAACATAAGATGCTGTTACAGCGTATGATGCACTTAGTATACTGTTTTTTCCGTAGGGACCATCAACGTTAGAAGAACTAACATATGATGCTGTTTCTGCTGTTGCTGTTGTTACGGTGACATTAAAAGTACTGCTATTACCTTTAGTGAATGTAATTGTAGAGCCAACAGCAGACGCTGTTATTAATCCTTGAAGTGGTAATGATGCTGTTAAAGCGTATGATGCTGTTAATATACTATTTTTACCATAAGGACCATCAACATTAGAAGAAGACACATATGATGCCGTTTCAGATGTTGCTGTTGTTACACTAACGTTAAAAGTACTGCTATCGCCTTTAGTAAATGTAATTGTAGAGCCGGCTGCTGATGCTGTAATTATGCCTCGTATAGGTAAAGATGCAGTTGAAGCATTAGTTGCTGTTAAAGAATTTAATGCAAATTCAGAATAATCTGCTTTATAAGCAAACGATGCTGTTCTTGCTAGTTGAGAATAATACGAATGAAGTGAAAATATACCAAATAAAGTATTAAGAGAATTAGTAGCATTTAATGCTACAGCAGCATAATTAGCATATGATGATGTTAAAGCATATGATGAACTAACAACACTACTTCCCGATCCTGCTAATATAACAACGCTTGGTACTCCTGCTGTTTCTTTTTTAAGATATAAAGTACCATCATTAACGTTAAGCGCTATTTCTCCTAAATCTAAATCTAAAATAGTAAATCCCTGACCAGGGATTGTTGTATAATTTGGAATAATCTTTGGCATATTTTATATTACAACGTCAACAGTGTTGAATATAAATATTAAAATGAATTATTTCCTAAGTCTAACGTGTAGAAACTGCCACTATCGCCGAATGTATCTACGTTTTGAATTGTAATAGAACCAGTTATTGTTGGTGTTGATGCTACATAAACTGAGCCTGAGACTATAAATGATGGGTCTGAGCTGCCACTAAGAATTAATTGGTTAGTAGTGGCATTATATGATAAATTAGATAATACTTGTTTTAATTTTAATCGTGCCATTTTAAATGAATTTACCTACAGCTATTATTTGGTCTGTTGATTCAAACGAGTACTCTAAATTAGTAGTGTTTACTGTTAAAGTACAAGTTCCATTTCCATTATCAGTAAATGATGTAATAGCATTTGCATCTACGTATTGACCATTAACAAAGAAATTAAAGTTAGTAGCGGATGTTGCTGGTAATGGTGATGGAGCTGCTAAGAAAGATCCATTAAATATAGCTGTATTTGATGTAATAGTAGCAGCATACCTTGTTATACTTGTTCCTAAGTATGAAGCTAATTCAGTATTTAAAGCTACAGTTGTACTTGTTATGTTCACATTATAAGAATCAACAGCCGATGTAGCTCCCATTGCTGTTTTAGGTGCTGGAGTAGCTTTACCAGTGGGTGAAAATGTTTCAGCAGTTTCTGACGTTTCGAGCGTAAATGTTATTCTAGATGGAGAATAATGCATATTAGTATCTGATAGATGTTGGTTAATACTATTAGCAATTAAGTATCCATTTACTTTTAAAGTAATATTAGTAGTTGCTACTCTATCTTCACCAGTATTAATAATATTTGTTGTAGCAAAACTATCAATCATAGTTCTAAATTGCCATCTATTTTTATCACCCCAATATGAATCAGCAGCATATTCAATTGCTTCAATTAATTTGTTATTTTGTTCTACATAATTAGTTAAAATAACAACCTCATATGTTAGAGTAACATAATCAGGTACTACAGAAACATAATATTGTTTTGATGGTATTCTATTTGTTAATATAGAAAATTTATCATATTGATTTCTTTGATTATATCTACTTTCAAATACTTGAAATAAAGATGCTAAGTTACCATCTATTTTATTACCTAAATTTCTATTTTTTTCAATTCCATTTCTTTTAAACATTATAAGAGGAATTACTAATTTACCATTAGTATCTCTATAATAACCATCTTGTTGTACTGATTTCCAGCGCTCAGGAGAACCATACATTACTGGAACATTAATTACATTACCATCTTGTACTACAGTAGGTAAAATAGCAGTTTCAAAATAGTATTTAATAGCATAATCAATATCTTCTAAACCAATAGTAATATCCTTTATATTATCAGTTTTACGAGTAGTGTTTAATGCTCTATTATCACGATGAGTGAATACATTTTGACTAACTGGTTTGTCCTGATAGTAAGGATTAATAGTATCTTGTACTATTTCTGCTTGATTTTTTGGTATAGGTTTGCGATTTTGCATTATTTGCCTGATTTTCTTAATTCTAACATCTTATCTAGAGCTTTTGTATACTTGTATAATTGATTATGAAGTTTATTTATTTCTTTAGCAACTTCTTTAATGTCTTTATCAGGATAATATAAAAAGGCTTCAAATTCTTTTTTACTATTAAATATATTTTTTCTCATTTTATCCATCTTAGGAAGATAAATTACTTGACTTCCTATGATTATACTTCCTTTATCAAATAATTCTTTTTGCTGTTGTGGGGTTAATTTAGTAATATCATTAGTAATTTCTTCTGGTTCTTGACCCGGAGAATATATTTGACCTGGCTTTTCTAGTTCCTTTATAATATTTAATAATTTCATTATATATATTTTAGTATGATCCTACTTTAGTAATTGTATCGTATCTTGGAATAAACTGTAATAATCCAGGTACTCTATTTTTAGTTACAGCATTTATACCAATTTGTTTAATTGATGTTTTAGCATCACCTCTTCCAATATACTTTATTTTAATCAAAGAATATTCATATTGAGGTGTTTTTTTTCTATTTAAAAAATCACTTTGTACTACAGTCACAACAACTACATCTTCTAATGCTCTAATTTCATTATATATTTCTACCTTATTTTGTTCAGCTTCTGTTTTAATTAGAATATCACATCTAAAAATAGTAATACCTTCATTTAATAATATTTTTTCTAAAATTCCCATTAGCTATACTGTATTAAGTTAAGTTTTGTTGTTCTTGTTAAATGAGCTACTACTTTATATACTACTATTTGACCAGGAGTACCAACAGTTGATTCAGATCTACCAGTACCAGGTATAGTTATAAATGATCTATTTGAATCATGCACTTCATAATATCTTTCTTGATCAGTAACTATATCTCCTACTTCAGGTAAAAAATCAAGCTCAGCTAAAGTTATTTTTGGTATTGTTAATGTTAGTGTTTGATTAACATCAGGTCCGTATTCAGTGTCAGTATAAACAAAATCACCTCTTTCAATTAAACATCTTACCTCTACTGGGGGATAATACCATTTTTCTATTGATTCACCATACATATTTGATTTAGTATTAATTAGGTCTATTTTAAAATAGCCTACAGTCATATTACTAAAACGAATAGATGATTTAGCAGCTTGATCTATAAATGTATTTATAAAATCAGCACCAGTTGGAGGTAATTCAGGAGCAGTAGGAACTCCTTCTTTAGTTACCGGAGCAGAAGGAACTACAGTTGGATAATTCGGATCGGGGCAGTTATCTACAGGTATATATTTTGTTATTCCTCTTGGCATTAGAATATATAAATTGGTAATGGTATTTGAGTTAAAGTGTCACGAGCAAATTGAGCTTCTTGTTGTTGACGCTCTAATTGTGATTTACGCGATACTTCATTTAACATTTCTTTTAATTCAGTTAACAGTTGTTCTTTTTCTGTTCTAGCGTCTTGAATTAAATCGGAGCCTTGTAATGCACCTACACCTTGAACGTTAACTGTAGAATATTCTAAACGAATATGAGCTTCAATTTCACGGCATAGTGCTAATGTATATTTAAATATCCAAGTTCTACCCACAGTGTTTATTCTAGAGTATATTGGGTTTCTATAAGGAACATTCATTACATCAGTAACAACATTATTTCTATTATCCTTTATAGGATTAAATTTATCACTAAATTTAACATACTCAAAAAATAATTTTTTATTTTCAGTAGGTATAGGAAATATTTTTAATTTATTATTTACTAAATTAAATGAATAAGCTGCTTTTCTGATTTGATCATTAAACTCAATCGCTTGTATTTTTTGTATATCAAAATAAATAGGCATTAATAAGAAGTTAATACCTGGTGAGAATTGACCAAACCCAAAAGTTTCAAGTAATGATTGAATACCTGTACCTGTGCCAGCATATGGATCAAAATAACGAACAATTGCTGGTGGTTCTTCATAGAATACTCTTCTAATTTCTATTTTATCGCCTGGATCTAATGATGCTGAGTCTGCAGCCCATACATTTAAATCATAATCTTGAACTCCTCTTTTCATGTGGAGAGTTCCAGAAATTACATTGTAATTTCCCCCTACTCCAGCTTCACCTGCATAGTTTTCAGCTATAGTAGTAGTTAAAGTAGCTAAATTAGTACTTATTAATTTATTATTAAATTCAGGATCTAATACGTCTTGAATATAAACTGTAGGTATAGATCCGGTTCTAAATAAAGCAGATCCGCTTGATATTTGAGGACTAGTAGTGAAGAAATAAAGATAACTGCCACTTACTTTATTTAATTTATTGTAAACATACTGACTTAAATCATAAGTAACAGATCCACTTACATATTCTGTAGCTAAAGTAAATGATTTAACATAATCTAAATTAGGTAATATAAAATCAGATAATGAAGCAGATATAACATATACACTTCCAGCATTTATTGCTTGAGTATATGTTGGGTTATTATCTATATCAGTTAAAGTAGCTAATCTAGCACCAGACCAAGTAACAGGTGAACTTACATCTATACTATTTACATAAGTAACAGTAGCATTATTGAAAGGAGATGATTCTGCTCCTTCCATACTTAAATATTGGTCTCTAATCTTATATTGATAAACTAAATTACCATATGTAGTAACTGCTTCTTCAAAAGCAGCATATACGGTTAAATCACTAATGTTAAGTTGAGTAAGACCTAAACCAGTACCTAAGCGTTGAGCTACAAATCGTGCAACACTTTTAGCATCTCTTACAAATTCAGGATCGTTATCATAATATTCAAATGGAGTATTACATTTAACGGGTGTTAAGTATGATGTGTCTCCATAGTATTTATCGTAAAGATCTTTAAGATTTATAGCCATTTATAAGTAGTATTTAACACGTATAAATATGGTTACTTCCCATATTCGTATTCAAGTATTTTTCCTACTAGATCAGAACGATGATTTTCTTTCAATTTAATCCACTTAATTTCTTCTATTTTTTTAGATAGTTCGATTACGTAACTTAATCCGTTTATTTCGCCTGTATGCGTTTTTATATCGGTTTGTTCATTGTCACCGTTAATTACTATTTTACCTGTTTTACCTAAACGTGTTAATATAGCTAGCATTTCACCTTTAGTTAAGTTTTGTGCCTCTTCTACAATCAGTATATCATCGATTGTTTTACCACGTATAAATTGTACTGGTAATGCTTTTATTTTTTCTTCAGATACAAGATTAGGTACTTCGTTTTTATTGGAACAGCATTTATTAAGATTTTCAACAAGTGCTTCCATATAAGGATCAAACTTACCATTAATATCTCCAGGTAAAAATCCTAAACTTTTTCCTACTTCAATTGCAGCACGTGTGTTGTAAATACAATTGATTTGTTTTTTCTTAAGAAAATCTAATGCTGCTTGAGCACATACTAATGATTTACCTGAGCCAGCTCTGCCTGTTATAACTACTATTTGGTTTTCTACTATTAATCGTTTTGCTTCTTTTTGTTCTTCATTTAACTGTACTGCACTAATGGATTTAATATCACTTTTTCTTTCACGATTAGGTTCACGCATATAACATTATTTGATATAAATATATAAAAAAAGCTCGACCTTACAGGGTCGAGCTTAGAACTATAATACTGAGACTATAGCGGGGCGTGTTGGATTAAAGAGTATTTAAACCAGCAACATACACCTTACCATAATAATCAGGTCTAATCATCTTCTTAGCGTAACGAGTCATCAAACCTTTACGTGGAGTGAAGGTATTAGGATCGTAAAGAAGTGGAGTCATGATTAAAGGCACATATGGAGCGAATACAGCACCGCACTCAAGGAACTGAGCACCTTTGTAACCCATGAGGATTACATTCTCAGTCATGTATGGGTTCTTGTAAACCTTGTAACGGCTATTAAGTGAACCAACTTTCTGAATACCGAAGTTGAATTCCATCTTTTCGCCATCACCGTCAGAAGCAAATCCAGGAATAGATTCGAGGATTGTAGCTACGGTTGGTGAAGTTACGAGGAAGTTAGCGCCACCGCGGAGAGTTAACTGATGGATTGTGTTAGAAACTTTCTGGAGTTTAGTACCGAGGGTTTGGAACCAACCACCTTGGGTATTGTAGAAACCTAAGTTGCTATTAGTAACACCAGATGTACCTACAGCTTGGTTGTTAACTGCTGACCAATATTCAGTTGTGAAAGCGTTTTGAATTAACATATCAAGGATTTCGAGGTCGATTTCCATTGAAATGTACTGTGATAAAATGCCAGTTAATTCAGCTTCAGCATCTACGCTATGGTAAGCGTTAAGATCCTGAGCGAATTCTGGAGTCCATTGTGCTTTTAACTTACGAGTTTTAGCAACAATAGCTTCAGATTTCAACTGAACGTTAATCTCTGGGATAGAAATTGTAGTATTGCTTAAAGCATTGGGATAACCACCATTACCATTAGCAGTACCCGCACCACCACCAACTGATTGGTCTTCAAAATCACCGCGATCAGCAGGATCTGGAGCTACAGAGAAGAATAATGTAGTACTAGGCATAGCACCACCGGTCACAGCAGGAACAACAGAACCAGTCACAATGAAGGAAGCTGTGTTGTTAGATACAGTAGTAAATTGCTGTAAAATATCAGTAGCAGTAATAGAACCAGAAGTAAATACAAATGATCTAACAGCATTCTGATCAGCAGGAGTTGGAAGGGGAACTAATACTTTTTTCCAACCAGTAGCAGCAGAAGCTGAATAGTTAGAATCCAAGTTAAAGTCAGCCCATGTGGTTGAACCGGTTAAAGCAGCAACAGAAGCTGAGAACTGGTTGATTGAGTAACCAAACTTACCAGCACCATAGAGTGACTGAGAAGCAATATCGGTTACATTTGTGGTTGCGTTAGCACCATAAAGTGAACCACCGTTAGTGAATGGCTTAACACCAGTGCCGTATTTGAAATCAAGATAGAATACGAGACCTGAAGGTAAGTTCATTGGCTGTACGCTAACGAATTCTTTAGCAGCGATTTCACCGAATACGCGGCGAACTAATGGTAAAGCTACACCAGCCCAGTTTTCTGAGTTGTAACCACCACCAGACATTGAGGTAGTACCGCCAGTAGCTGAAGCTTCGGTGATTAATTGCTTGGCTTGGTTCTCGAGGAGAATAGCCATTGTGTTTTTGTCTTGAGTGTTACCGATACCTTCTAAAAGACCGGATTTAGCCCACTTACCAGACAAACGTTGTGCATCTTCCATTATAACTTTATATTGGTTAGATGACTCGAGTAATTGTTGTACGTTCATTTTTTAAAGGGTTTTTTTGTTAATTAATTTTTTAGTGTTTTTTAATACCAGCAAGCATTTGCCATCTTGACATTGTTTCGTCTACTTCGACGATTGGTTTTTTAGCAATACCTGCTGCTTTAGAAGCAAAGCCCATAGATTCTTTAATTGAAGACTTAGCGGATTTTACAATAGCAACGTCCATAGTTTCATAAATCATCTTAGCTTCTTTAATAGTAGCTGCTTTGTCGAATTGAGCAATTACTTTAAGTTTTTGTGATTCGGTTAAGTTTTTGGCTTTGAAAATCTTATTTACATAGAGTAATTTAGCGTTAAGAAGATTAACTTCGTTAAGTTCTGAGCGAAGAGTGTGGATAGTAGCAATAGCTTCATCTAACTCTTTTTTCATTTTATCATCTTCTTCTTTAGCTTTTTTCATTTTTTTCTTAGCTTCGTACATTCCGCCTTCTTCGTATTCTGTTTCTTCAGAATAGTCTTCGCCTAAAGCGTCAAGTTCAGCTAATAATTCTTCTAAATCAAGATCTTCTTCCATTTCTTCTCCTTCATCAGATACATCAACAGACATTTCATCACCAGCTTCCATTTCACCGCCGCCCATGTCTTCCATGCCGCCGTCTTCCATTTCGCTAGAAATAATGTCTTTGATAATCATTTTTAATTCTTCTACTGAAAGATCAGCTACAGTTTCAGATTCGGTAGATTCAGATTCTTCTTCTTTACCTTCTTCTTCTTCTTCTTTAGCTTCTTCCATTTTTTCTTTTTCTTCTTCTTTTTTAGCTTCTTCAAGTTCAGCTAAAATTTCAGATAAATCGAAGTCTTCTTCTAACTCATCACCACCTTCTTCAAGAGCAGCACCAGTTGCACGATATCTGTCTTGAATTTTATCACTAGTTTCAGAAGGATAGAAGCCTTCTTTCATTTTTTCGTCGTCCTTGTCTTTTGCTTCTTCTAAATCTTCACCTTCCATTTCTTGCAATTTAGCAGCAAGCATAGATTGAAGTCTAGGGGCAAGAGCTTCTTCAAGAGCGACTTTTGCGTTGGCTAAAGCAGTTTCACGAATAGCTTTAGCGTCAGCAATTGCTTCTTTGAACAAATCTTGGTTTGTCATAAAATTTTTCTCCTTAAATTTTTTTCGGAAATAAGATTATTAGAAAATCTTAATAGGGGTTTGTAATATACCCGAGGCTGCATAAGAATGGGCAACCTATTGTAGGATGCCCATAAATATATGTAGATATGAAAAACCGCAAATACTTTAACATAAAGGACAAACTCCAGTATGTTGACAAATAATTTCTGTTATTAAACTATTTACTTTACTATAATCTTTAATAGAAGCATATTGCTTTGATTCAGCTAATTTCATATAAGCCTGCGGAGTACTAGGTACTGATACTAAATCCCAACATAATAATTCAAAATCATCTTGTACTTCAACTGTTTCACCAAGTTGTTTAACACTACCCATACCACGTGATGAAATTCCAAGTGGAATACCTGATAGTACAAGTGCTTTAGCAATATTGCCAGCAGGTGTAGGTAATAATTGTAATTTACCCATTAAGTCATTTCCTTTCCACCATACTTCTGTAATAAGATGAGAAGTATTGGCTAAGTTTACAACAGAGGCTTCAGGATGATCGAGTTCTCCTAAAGCAGTGCGTGTTTTTATTGGTCCTTCAGCGTATTTTTTTACTTCTCTTTCAAGTATTTCGCGAGGATATACACGACCATTGCCATTTTTTTGCTCAGCTTCTTGTAATTTACCAACTAAAGTGACAGTACCATTATTTGCTTTACCTTCAACTAAAGTAAGTTTAGCGTGTTGGAAAGGAGTATGGTCTATAAGTAATGATTTCATTTATAATATTCTTATTAATTAAAAAGATATATTATCCTCTACCTATCATGTTAAATAGAGAAGTTATATAATCTGCGGCCCAATCGTCATCATTCATTAAATTTCTAGCTACAATTTTAGCATTTGGTATTCCTGATTTAATCATATGCGTGTAGGCATATCGAAAAGCTTGGTTTTCCTTTTCTTTTCCTGTTAATTGTTTTAATTCTTTTCCATATGTTTGAGCTATAAAATTAGCCATTGAATCAGAATCATATGGATCAAATTCTCTATCTTCATCTAAATTATCACGACCATCAAACGTTTCAGCTAACATTTCACGCACAAGTTTTTCTAATTGTTCTCTAATAGTTTTCATTTTACCACCAGTAGGAGACATTACTTGTTTAATGCCTTTAGCTTTTTTAGCGGCGTGGGTAAGTTCTTCTACTCCTTTAACGCCTTTATTTGTTTCTTTATATGCTTTATTAGCTGATGCTTTTGCTTTTTCAACACCTTTTGGTGTTTTCATTTGATTTTCTTTATCAACTAATTCAACTGATTCTTTTTTAACTTTAGCTTTAGCAGGTGCTTTAGCTTTAGGAGCTGAAGGTGATTCAACACCTGATAGTTTTAATGCTGTATAGTAAAATGGATTTTCTGCTAGATGATCTAAAGCAATTTTTTCTGCTTTTTTAGGATCATCTGTGTGTTCCATTTCTACTCTGATACCCATTCTTAATTCTTGTGGGTGAATTTGATTTGGGTGTAGTTTAGTTTTAGCTTCGCTTAATATTTGTTTATTTTTGAGTATTCTAACAGTATCATCAAACGATGTTACATTAGTAACTAAATGGGGAAAAGTCATACGCACATTACGCATAAAGTTAGCTTGTGACATTTTTCCTTCTTTAAGGTCGCGATATTGATTTTGTATACTTTTCATTATTATGTTATTTTTAGCTGCCTTTTTCTTTTTTATCTTTTTTATCTTTGGCATATGCTGCTCTAGCTTTATCAAAATCAATACCTGCTCTTAAAGCTCCATTCTTTCTAATATCATTTTTTACAGCTTCTTTACTAGCATATTTAAAATCAGGATACTTTTTTTCAAAATCTGCTATTTGTTGCAATAAATCTTCCTCAGCTTTGATTTGCTCAGGAGTTCTTTTTTTAATTGTTATTTCTTGAAGTATTACTTCTTTTATTAATTCACGCAATTCACTTTTTTTCATTGTTTTATAATTTATAATTTGTTATGTATAAATATTATCTTCCTTGTCTACGGTAGTTTTTTTCTGTTCTATCGTGTCTATTGTAGGATTTTTTTGCTTTTTTTAATTTGCGTTTACCGAATGTTATTTTGCGACTTTCACCACCGCGTAAATTTTTAGCCATCTATTTATATTTTTATCACGAAAAAGGTAATTCAGAAGCCGGAATAGAAGTTGATTTTATTTTCATTTCTTTTTTAATCATATTTAAAATATAATCAACAGATCCTAATCCTAATTCTTGTAAATTTTCAATAGCTTTTATGGTTGTATTAATTTCTTTATTTATATATTCTTCTCTTTCAATATCCATAGAAGTATCAGCTTCGTTAATTGGTTTATCAACGAGTATTTCAAATATAGCTTGAGCTAATTTACCGTAATTACCTTTATCTAAGCTATCTTTCATATAACTGCTGATTCTAGTAGTTGTTCCATTACTAAGTTTCACATTATTATCTTTTCTAAAAGAAAACCTGTATGTAGCCTCTATTATTTTCATTATATCATCTTCTTGACTAGTACTTATTTCTTGCCCGATTTCTTTTAAATATAATTTTTTTACTTGATCTACAATACTATTATATATACTTTCATTTTCATTCATATTATTCTCCTTCAAAATACCAGCTAATTGCTGCATTCTATAAATTTCATTAAGTTGTTTTTTCATTGATGTAAATTTTTAATTTTATTGTTTAATTGATTAACCATTTCAGATATAGTACCTATATTTTTTTGAGTGGCTTTCCAATAATTAATGCCACCATCTTCACTTAATTCTTGTTTCATGCGTGATGTATATTCAACAATACGATCAATTTCTTGCAGTTTGCGTTTTACTTCACGAATCGCTTTATGAAGTTGTTCTGATTTAGTTCTAAATTTAACTTCGTTTTTGAATTTAGAATAGGTTACTTCGTTGAGTAATTCTTGTTTTATAATTTGATGTAAAGATTCTTTATACATTTTATATTTAGGTTTTTCAGCTGATTTCCAAATTGCTTTATAATCTCTTACTTTAGAGTCACTAGGTATTCCTGTAGGAGCTAATTTCATTCCTTGAGATTTAGCTGTTTGGGTAGCGGCGTTTGTTTTTTGTCCTTTTTTAGCAAAAGCAAAAGGAGTAGAATATGCTTCTCCTCCACTAGTACCAGACATTTCTTCTAGTTCTTTACGTATTAATTGCTTTAATTTTTCTCTTAATTGATCCATTATTTAATGGTTTTTAACTCATTTAATAGCTGATAAAACTGTAAAAGTGAAATTATATTTTCATCTTTTATATTTTGATTTTTATCTAATGGTTGAAGAAAATTAGTTATTTCTGTTAATTTAATTTGAGTTGTTTTATCTTCTATTGTTGGAATAATTGATTTTAATTCACTAACAATAACATTAAAATTATTATTAACAAATTCTCTTAATTTAACTGTATTAGTTACATTATTAATATATTCTTTCAATACATTTTTTTGCTTATCATTTAACTCAGCGTATTTTGTGTTAAATTTTTCTAACAACATACGATAAGCAAGTATACGAGAACCTTTATCTAGTTTTATATATTCTTCTATTACACGATCTTTAACGTCTTCTTTATTAACTTCTTTACGTGTAATATGCTCTAATAAAGTAATTTTATTATCAATAATAAGTTTAGGGTCAATAAATTCTGTTGAGCTATGAGATTCAATTAAGTTAAATAAAGCAGCGTATTGCGTATAGTGATTAATTTTTGCTTTAAAGAATTCTTCTAAGTCGTAGTTTTCTTTAATTTCTTTAATTAAATTATATTTTTCTTTACGTAAAATTGTTTTATTTAAACGCAAAGAAGCATCTAATGCTGTATTTATGAATGTCTCAGCTTTAGCTTCACTTAAAAGTTTTGAATTGATTAAAGTCTGGTATATTTTATATTCTTTAGTTAATTCTGTTTTGTTAAAATATTTTTTAACTAAATTAACAGCTGCAGAATCTTTATTAGATAAAGTATCAGATGCTATCTGGCGCACTAATAATTCAAATAATATACCAGTATTGCGAAATTTACTGTGTTTAATTTTTGACATAATAGAAATTACTGCTTATAAATATGTATTTATTAAATATCCTTAATATTTTTTTCATTTAGCATATCATTTTCTTCATCGTATACTAGCTTTTTGCGTTCTATGTTGATACTCTCTAATAGACTTTTATTTTTCTTTAATTCGGATAAAGCAACAGGTGAACCTCCTTTTGGAGTACCATCTTCAGAAGGAATATTAGCAGTATAAAGAGTACTATTTGCTTTTCTACCAAGTCTATCTTTACCTAATGGGTCTTGTTGAGTACCAATGATAGAGGCTCTTTCTTTAGGGCGACCAACAGGACGTTTTTCATCATATCCTGGAGGTATAGGTCCATCAGTATCCATTCCTGTTCTACCTTTACCATACAATGAAGCTAAATCATGTGGTGTACCATATGATTTACCTGATTTAGCTGGGTCGTTACCTTCATTTTCGATTTGAGCTAATCTAAACACACGTTTCTTATCTTCAAGCATTAGATCACGATATTCATCATATTGATCTTCACTGAATTGGAATACATTATCATATATCCAATCTGATGGTAATAGATTAGTGTCTTGAATTGATTTAGCTAAGTCAACTTTTTCTTTCCATAATGCTACTTTCTCTTGTTCATAAATAATAGATGGAGTAGTTAATGATAATTCAAAATTAGTTAATGATTCACCATCATATCCTTGAACGTATAAATGCACTAAAGCCATTTTATATAATTCAGAAAGAATAATGCGTTGTACTCGTTCTACTGTACGAGCAAATCTAATATCTTCAGCAGCTAATGTAGCTTTACCTTCAAGATCTTTCTCAAATCCAAAAAATGCTTTAGGTATCTTAAGTGCAGCTAACATTTCATCACGTAAGAAAGCTACGTCGTCAATAGCATTATATTCAAGACCTTTTACTGTATCTATTTTAGTTGCTGTATCATTACCACGAACTGGAAGATAAAAGTCTTCCATCAAATTCATTAAGTTATATCTTAAATTATATTCACCTGTCTGTTGATCAATATAAGGTGTTTTTTTCATCTTTTGCATTACCTTCTGCATGTAAGCGTCTACTTCATGAGGAGGAATATTACCAACATTAATAGTAAATACACGTTTTTCTGGAGCACGAGTGATACGATGTAATAACATCGCATCTTTCATTAACACATACTGCTTATATGTTTTGCGAGCAGGTTCAATATATGATCTTCCATATGGAAGATAGTTTGCATCAGTTAATAGCCTAAAGTGAGCTATTTCGTAGTTTTCAAATTTAATCTTACCATCTCTATCTTTAACACGATTACTTATACCACCAGCCGCAATAACCATTGGATCTATTCTAAAGCAAACATAAGATGGATTTTCAGGATCTTGTCCTTCTTCACGAATCATATCGTATACTGAAAGTGGAGTAACATTATATACACCAAATTTTTCAGCGACTTCCATGTGTAAATAAAAGTCACCATACTTACACATATTTCTAATCCATAACCATAAGTTAAATTCAATATTTAAAATATCGTAGAATAAATTATATAATATACGTTGAATATTTTCATCAGCGCTTCTAATCTGTAATACTTCACCCGCTTCATTTTTTAATGTAGCTTCATCAGCTACAATATCAAGAGCGGATGCTATAATAGATTCAGTATCCATAGCTTCATAGTCAGTATATAACTGAATACGAAGTGTTTGGTAGTTCATTGTTGGGTTATAGGGCATATTAGCTCCATAACGATGAAGTTTTGTATATCTATCTATTAAAGCGTTTGTTTTTACGTTGCCGTAAGCTTGGATCTTATCAACATCTACTACTTTAAGTTGATTTCCACCAACATTTCTAATAATAACGTCTGTGCTAAATAGTCTTGTAAGTCTATTAAATAAACCAGGCTGTTGTTGGTTTTTTTCGGCCATTGTATTGTTTTATTATGTCTATAAATATTTATTAGTCTTATTTCTATTGCCTAATTCATTATATCCAAACGACTCAGCAATTTTTGTTGTTTTAAATAATGGCTGCGTATTAGTATAATGAAAGCATTGTTTTTGTTGTTCTATATCTGTTAGATTAAAGGAATCACATGGCTTGATATGATCAATTTCCCAAATATCACCATGATTATTCCAATTCATTTCTGGTTTAAATTTAGATTCAAGATATTGTTTAAAAGTATCTATTGTACAACCTATTAATTTTATAGCACTTTTAGTTTTTAAATTTAGTTTTAAAGCATTATATAACCTAAGTCTTAACAAACAAGATAGTTTAAAATTAATATCAGTATCATATTTAATTTTCCAATATTTTACTAATTTATCTTTATTATTACTTCTCCATTCTTTACTATATAATTTTCTATTTTCACTTAACCAGTATTCTTTATTATTATTATATTTTTCTTTATTATATTGTGATATTTTATTTTTATTTTTATTTGACCATTTTTTAGAAGTTAATTGAAAGTATTTATTTCCTAATTTTTTATTATTTAAAATAGTATATTCATTTTTACAAGATTTACAAATACCTTCATATCCTGATTTATTTCTATTATTTTTATAAAAATTATTTAATTCTTTTTCTTGGTTACATTTAATACAAATTTTCATACTAGTTATTTATAATAAATATAACAGAATTAAAAAATCCATGTTATATCTTCAAATCCACCTCTTCCATCATTCATCATAAATGGGTTTGGTTGGTTAATATTAGGTAACATGGGTTGGTTGTTATAACTTGTTCGTCCTATACTTGAAATCATTGCTTTATTTAAATCTAATCCTTGCTCATAGAATTTCATCGCGGTGTCTCTAGTAAATAAACCAATTCCTAATGACATAACCAAATCATCATTATAACCATTTTGTGCTTGTGCTTTACCATGTTGCCAAATAAACACACGTAATTCTTCTAATAAGCGTTTTGATCTAAAAATAAATGCTTTCTCTCTAATATACGACTCCATTTTGGAGATAACAAGTGGTCTTGTTTTAACTGATGTAGTGAATCCAGGAACGGTCTGCTCAGATTCCATTTTAGATAACCATTTATCAATATGCATTTCACCATAAGCACGAGGTGAATAATATAGTTTTTGATATCCTTTTTCAATTACAGTATTAACTACATCCCAACCAATATTTGCGTTTTCTACTACTAATAACGCATTATTATATTCAGTAGCAACAGATACTAGCATATTACCATATGTTCTAGTATCTATTTGTGATTTATATTCAGCAACTTGTTCACATGTTGTAGCATCGATGACGTGGAACGCAGAATAATCACTACCGTCACCCCTAGCCACATCAGCACATACAATATACTGCTTATTATAATCAGGATAGTTCCAAACCCAAAAGTCGCCACCCATAAAGCGACGTTCAACAGGGTCTTGTATATAAGTTTCTTCATAGAATGTTAATAAATCAGGTTCAATTACTGAGTTGCCAGAGCCTAAGAAATCACAGTCATATTCTTGAGCAAATTCACGAATAGACATATTAGTTCGTTCCGTAGATTCCCATTTTTCATCTCGATCAGGATGTAAATTCCAAGGTAATTTAATTGCTTTAAAGTCATTTTTACCTATTTCAGCTTCAGTGTACATTTTATGAAACCAGTTACCAACACCGTTTGGTGAAGATAAAGCAATAATACCACCACCAGTTGCAATTGTTGGTTTAATTGATGTGTAAATACGATCAATACCTTCAATAAACGCAGCCTCATCTACTAATAATAACGATACAGCGTATGATCGACCAGCATCAGATGCTGCTGAGGTAGCTATTATTTGGGAGTTATTTGCTAGTTTAAGTGATAATTTATTATCGGATATTGGTTTTTGATTACCTTTTAACCAGTTAGGTAAGTTATTGTACATAAATTGTACTTTATCTACCATACCTTTTGCTGTTTCTTGTTTAGTTGCTATACATAATACAGTTTTATCTTTATTAAATAGCATTGTCCATAATGAAAAACCAGCAACTAATGTAGATATACCTAACTGTCTTGACTTATTAATAATACAGAAACGATTATTTCTAAAGTCGTTTAATACCTCTTCTTGGAATGGATATAGATGAAATAATACTCGTCCTTTAACAGGGTGAGTAATATAACAGTACTTACGAAAGAAATGTACAGGATCTAAAGCACATTTAATATACTCCTGTTTAATTATTTCTTTAATTTGTGCTTGACTCATATATATAAATATACAAAAAGCTCCGCTTTTGGCGGAGCTTTGTATTTGACAGAGTAGGAAGAATTATAAAATTAAAATAGCAGCTATTATAACACCACTAGCTGTTTTTATTATTTTATTTGCTATTTTTGCTTTTTGGTATTTTTTATCTAATTCTTTGTATCTATTATCCCAATTTTTTATAAGTGAATCTTGATTAACTATAATAGTTTTATAATCACCTTCTTTACTTACATATACATTAATTATACTATCTTTTACTTCTAATTGTTCACCTATAGTGGCTAATATACTATCTTTTAACATTAACATTTTTTTAGTACCATCTAATTCAGCTAATTCTTTAGCAGCATTTGTGAGTACAGGTTGCGCTACTGGTAATTTATTACTTGTAGTATCTTTTGGATAGCGTTCATTATAGAATGCAATTAATTCTCTTTCGGTGAAATTATCAATAGCTAATTTAGATGAATCAACATATTTAACTACAACTTTAACATTACTTTTTAATGTATCTATCTTATGTTGTAGTGAATCGTTTATTTCAAATAAAACAAGTACTACTGAGTCTTTTTTGGGTATTTCTCCTTTTAAAGAATCAATGATACGAGTAAATTGGATTTGTTTTTGAAGGAATAATTCATCTTTTTCTTTATCTCTTATTCGATCAAGAATAATCCAAACAGCTAAACCAATAACTGTTAAAAACAATAATGTATTAAAAAACTTATTCATTTATTTTATAATGCCTGCGTAGTATTGCATTTTATTTTTATTCCATTCGTCTAATTCATCCTTTTTAGATTGACGCTTCTGTAAATATTCAGAACTAGCTACTAAATTATTTACACGTTGTTCCAAACTTGCTTTTAAATCCATTAAACGTTTTTCCTCTGTAGATGATTTGTCTTTAATATCACCAGTACCAGCCATAAATTTAGCACGCTTCATTCTATTTAGATCACTTTTTACTTTATTTAAACGATCTGCAAGATCAGTATATTTCATAAAAGTGTTATAATCTTCATCTGATAGTCCAGAAGCGGATGAAGGGGTAGGTACTTTTCCTAATTCAGGAGTAGATTCTTCTTCGTCGCCTGCTGCTTTAGCTTGAGCAAATGATGCTTCAATTTCTTCATCACTTAAATCACCAGAAACAATACCTGTTTCTTCTTCTGGTTCTACTTCTTCACCAGGTTCTGCTTTAGGTTTCATAAATTGAGGGACAACACCAGCGGTTGTTGGTGCTAGAATACCAAGTCTAATCATATCACGAGCATAGTCAGATATGCGTGGTTGAGGAACATTAAATTTTTCTCTAGCTATTTTAGTAATATCGGCAGGACCATTATCTTTTATATAATCTATGATACCATTAACCCACACCATTCGTTTAGATGAGCCAACATAAGGTAATTCAGAAAGTTTATCAGCATAGTCGTCACTTACTTTATAGATAATAGGTTGACGAGCCATTTCTTTTAGTTTTTTAGTTCCCATTGTAACACTAGCTACATTAGGATCTATTTTCAATTTATTAATTGTAGGAGCATCTGAGGGGTCAATATCTAGAATTTTATCTCCTCTATTTTTATCTTTAAAATCGATAGTAGTTGATTGAGTAGCTTCATTCATTACTTCATCAATAACTTCACGTATGAGTTCTTGTAATTCTGATTTTTTCATTTATTATGGTATTTAGAATATTCAATAAAATCTTCTATAACATCTTTGCGCTCACCTTCAAGTGAATTTTTATATTCTTTTATAGTACGAGCATAACTTTCATTATCATTTTCTTTTAAGTTTGATAATAATTCTTTCAATTTATCTAGAGTTTCAGCAATAATATTATCATCAAAATCATCAAAATGATAAGCATCACCCTTATACATTTCTATTAACGTGAAAATCTTTTTCATCTTAATAAATTTAATAACTTAATAAAGCTCTCTTTAACTTTTTTAGCTAATTTTTTAATATACCATGCTAATTGTTGTCCTATTCTTAATCCTTTTAGCGGCGCATTCCAATGTTTTATTTGAGGCACCAAATATTTTCTATACTTTTCACCAGCTAATATAATAAATTTATCATTATCTAAATCATATTTATCAGCTAATATTTTTAATACTCGTACTGCCCATTCTCTAACCTCCTTATCAGGCATATTCAATAATGTCTTATCATAAGGAGCAATTACTTTATCTAAAGGTAAAACATAATGTTCAGCTGATAAAATTACTATATCATTTGGATCTAATGATAAAGCATATTCTAAAGAACGTTTAAATAAAGGTGAGTTATATAGCTTTTGAGCAGGAGCCGGTTTAGGTAATTTAGTTGCTACACAGCTTAGTAAGACTATAGTTTTTGATTTACTCATATTAATAAATATTAAACAATATTAATTTCTTGTATAATATTATTTTTATTTATTATATTTAAATATATTTTAAAACAATTAAATATATCTTGTTTAAATTCTGGGTTAGCTTTAATTATACCTGATATAAAATGCTCAATTTTTCCTGAATAGTATATATTTTTATACTTATCTAGAAGTTTTAGACAGAATTTATAATTTAAATTATTATTGATTTTTTTCAAATAGTTAAATCTCCATACTAAAAATAATATATATGGTTTTGAAATCTCTACATCACAATTAGCTATCATTTCTTGAGCTAAAGACCAATTTTCTTTATTAGTACTATCCAACATATTATATAATGTTTGAAAAGTATCATCATCTAAAACTAAACCTTGATTAATATCACTATTAATAGATTCATCAAAAACTATATTATAAGAAGCGGAATCATACTTATTAACCATTTCATTAAAAAAAGTAAGATTATTTATAGCTGATGTTTGACCCCATATTCCTCGTATAAAATATCCTTCAAAATTATCACAAGCAATAAGATCAGCATATAATGATGGTGAAACAGGTTTTACTTCTTCTATTAGCTCTTCTCTGACAAGAAATGCTGTAATTTCTTGAGTAGTTGGATTAGAAAGTTTAAGCATTGATGTTGGAACTATATAATATTTACTTATATTATTAGTTTTTATATAATATTCATTAATCAATGAGTTACTAATTATTAATGAATTTATTTCATCTTTACTTCTTACTTTTTTAATATTTAATTTATTCTCAGTAATGTAATTATTATATTTGTATCTAGGTAAAGAAGATAATGAACTAAAATGGACTGTAGAATTATTTTGTAGTTTATTATTTTTATTTTCTTCATATATTTTTTGATACTTTTGCATTGTACTTTTACTAACATAATTTAAAGTATCTGATTCTGCTCCCCACATGATAAATGGTGATATTCTTTTAGTATTATCAACTATTCTTCCTATTTCCTTATACATAACTTTTTATTATTTGATTATAAAATTAAGAAGTGTTTTATTCAAAGTCAAACTTTTGAATGAAGATTGATTACCGTTATAAATCGATTTAACAATATTATATTTCAAATCAACCGCAAATAATTCTTCGTTTATAAGTGATGCTAATCTATCTATAAAACTTTTTTCAACTTTATTATTTTTAGCGAAAAACAAGCTAAAGTTAATAATACGAGTTGAAATAATAGATGCTAAATCTGCACGATAATCTTTATCTTTCCCTATAATTCCTTTTAAAGTATTAAGCACATAATCAAAGCTTTCATGCGTCATAATAGTTTCTGGAGATATAATTTTATCAAGTTTATTATTAATAAACATTGTAAACATAGTGGTAAATTCAGGACCAACACTACCTTCTCCAATCATTTGGATAAGACCTAGTTCAGCATCAAATGAAGATAATGAAGATATTGAATTAAAAAACGTTGTAATACTTCTAGAGTTAATATTTGTATTAACTAATTCAGAATGCCTAAGAAGAAAATTAATACATCTATTATCTATTTGATTATTTTCAGCCCATTCACCCCAACAATTGATATCAAATTTAAGATTAATAGATATAAATCGTGTTTTTTGAGCGTTATCTATACTATTAACTAGATATTCACCATTATCAGGATTACTTGTGAGAATAATATGCCAATCTTTAGGTAAAGACCAACTAATATACTGCTGTCTATCTATTAGCTCCATTACAGCTTGAATAAATCTAACATCAGCGCGATTCCAGTCATCCAATAATAATATACCGCCATTTGTTTTACCACTAATCCATTCAGGTGGGCAATAACTCATTCTATTTTGACCTGTAAATTTATATCCTTGTTTTGTATATTCATCTACAGCATGTTCATCAATCCAAGTACAATTATTTGTATCTTTACATACTTCAAATTGGCGAATTGGAAAACCAACTAAATCACCTAGTTCTTCAATTTGAGCAAGATTTAATTTAACAAAATTAAGATCTAATTCGTTTGCTAATTGAATAATAGTTGATGTTTTACCGATACCTGAATCTCCTACTACTTCAACCGCTACTGGTGGTTTGTTATTAGATTGAAGAAAGCGATTGTTGTTAATGATGTGTTTAAGAAATGTTTTTGCTTCATTAACATTAAGCGAAACCTGTTTAGTTTTACTTGACATATTTTAATTTTTTTACAAAATAAATTTATAATAAGAGTCTCGACCATCTTATCTTTTATTCATTTTTATAACATTTCCCCATTTATTTTCTATAACTGTTTCTAATTTTTCACCATTTGAAGTTAAAACAGTTAATATAGGTTTAAAAGAACTTAATATTCGTTCACCTATATAACCATCAGTGAAAATAATTAAACTATTATATTGAGGATTTTTATTAAAATAATCTATAAAAACATTCATTTCAGTACCACCTCTACCAGTAATAGTTTCAGGTGGTTTACCTTTGTATTCATATACTTTATGCACTTTAGCGTCACCTTCAGCTATAGTAATTGATATTCCTGTTTTATGCATATGGTGTAATTCATTAAAAAATTCTATTGTATCTTCTTTTCCAACAGAACCTGAAGTATCAATTCCAACTAATATATTCTTTTTAGGTTTAATTTTTAATGCTGGGTTTTCTATAAAACGTTTATTTAGTTTGCGGCGTGTTTTTTTAGTGTATATTTTGGATGATGAACTAAAGAATCTTCTAAAATATGATTTCCAATCATATGATGGAGGAGTAATTGCAAATAAACTATCAATATAATCTTTTAATTCGTTTGGTACAAAACCTCTACCTTTATCTGCTTGAGATTCTATTATACTTTTTATTTGATGATCGATTTGAGCTTTAATTAATTTTTTGTCAGTTTCAGATAATGATTCAAATTCTCCCCAAGTTAAATGAAAATCATTATCTAACATACTATTTAGTGTAGGACTAGTATTATTTTGTTTAGCTTTAAGTAAAGCATCATAATAATATTTTGTACCTGCTTTTGCCGGTAATGTTAGTTCTGGGAAAGATGATGGAAGAAGAAGTTGGTCTGATGGATAATATTGTGGATCTATATATTGATTTATTTCAATATCAGCTGCTATATTATGTAGAATATGATCAAAATAATTTTCTCGATCAATTAAGTGATTAAAACATATATGAAGTAATTCATGCTTAAGTAATCCTATTTTTTTATTGTCATTATCTAATGAATTCCAAAATTCTTCATTAATAATTAACTCATAATTAATATTATTTAAACAAACACCAGCAGTTGGAGTATCTGTACCTATTCTTTTATTTAATGTTGAAAGAAAAACTCCATAAAACGGTTCCTTTAGCATAAGTTGTTTTGCAACTTTGCTTACATCATTTAGTACATTCATAACTTTTTAAATATTTGATAAAATTGTAGAAATACGTTCTTTAGTTGTACCTTCAACTTCAATTAAACGTTTAGGTTTATATTCTAGTAACGCCATTTTAATAGCAGCATCTATTTTAACACGATATGCTAAATCTGTTTCACGTATTCCATTATTTTCCATTTCTACTCCACGCGGTGAAACATAAATTACTATATCATAATAATCTTTGAGACACATTGCTGCGTCAACAAATGTACGTTTTTCCCAATCACTTATTGATTTAGCAGATAATGTAAAAGCACATACATCCCATATTGTTCTATCAGTAATAATATTTGGATGTAATAATTCACTAGCTCGTTCTGCTAAAAATACAAATTGACCTGGTAATGTAGAATCTGTATTAAGTGGAATACCTAGGCTACTAAGATATTTACTACGTTCTGTTTGAATAGAATGATCTTTTAAATAATCAATTTCTCCTAATGCTCTTGCTAATGTTGTTTTGCCAACTGATTGTGCTCCTGTTAGTCCAATCCTCATAATATTTCTTTTAAAATTTTTTTAATATTGTTAAAATCTTTATAAGATATTTCTATAAATTTAATACTGTTTTTTTGACAATACTCTTTTTTAATATTATCTCTATATTGTAATCCTTCTAACCCCCCACATTTTTTTTCAAAATATCCTGTTTTTTTATAATGTTGTTCTCCTTGATATTCTATTAATATGTTATGTTTGGGTAGATAAAAATCAAATGGTAACTTTTTAGAGGTTTTTGGATTAATACAATCTACAAATGTATATTGATTTTTATATTCAATATTGTTCTTAATAAGATATTTTTCAATTTCATCTTCACCCTTAGACACATTACAATAAGGACATCCTTGTTTCATTGAAGGACTGCTATGAGCAAATGGTGTTTGTAAAAACTCACCATGAAAAGGACAAATAATAATAACTTTATCTTTTCCTGTTTTATATTTTACTAAAGAATAATCATATTTGTTTCCATGTATTTTTTTAGATTTTTCTATAAAATCTTCTGTATTGCTAATTCTAGCTTTTCTAACACTATCACCCATACACTTTATACAACGCTGACCAAATAGGTGGTTATTTGGTTGTTGTTCAAATACACCGTGTTTAGGGCATATTATTTGAACTTTAGTGGTAGCATTAATATATTTTACTAAAGAATAATCATAATAATTATTATGTTTATCTTTAGCTTTATTTATAAATTGTTCTTGTATTAATTTAGCAGGCATTATTTGTTGTTTTATCTACGTATAAATATATGAAAGGTAGATAAAACTAATAGTAATAATCTAATTTTTTAATATGAATAATAGATTCTCCATTATAAAATTTATGGAATATTTTTCTTGCTTCCCCTTCAGAATTACTATAAATAATCGAGCCATGAAAAGTTCCTGTTACTGCGTATATTTTCATTTACCTTTATTATTTATTTTTTTCATTTGTCGTGCTGTTTTTTTAATTTGTTTTTCTTCTTTAGCACGACTTTTTATTTGTTTTTCAGCTCCTGCTTTATATTTAATGTCTACAGAAATAGGACCTTTATCAAATTTATCTAAATCAAAAGTCCAAGTTTCTATAGTTTCATCATCCTCATAAACTCTAGTAAATATCATGATCTATTTCCCATTTTTTTAGAAGCAGCTGTTTTATGAAAAGGAACTCCATTTTCTTCTTTTTTAGCCATTTCCCACGCTTCTTTAGTGTATTTAGTACCAAATAAATAATACTCTGCTAAGCGTTTGTTACCTTGTGGGATAAGAGCAGGTCCATCAAAATTATGAAGTTTATATACTCCATTAGCTTCATTAACATATGCTATAGTTCCATCTGCTTTTACTAGTTTTTTTACCATATTTTTATTTTAAAATTAATAAAATTATTTTGCCTAAAAAAATGATGTACTTTATTCAAGTACGTCATCATCATGACTATAAATCTAGTATGTATGTTTTTACTAATTTTTATTCAATTAAATTTTAAGCTCCTAATGAATCATAAAAAGCATCCCATAATTCCTCTTCTTCATATTCTATTTCAATATCTTTTCCACTTTTAGAATATACATATCCTATTACTTCAAATTCAGCATCACTGCATCCTTCTGGATCAAGAATTAAACCTGGAATATTTTTTTCTAATTCTAATTTAGGGTCAGGCATACTTAAAATCCATTTTTTATCATCTGGAAGATCAATAAAATTGGAATACCCTATAATTTCTTTTACTTTTTTTCCATTTATTAATATAAAATCATCTGCTAGTCCTTTTTCACAATAAAAGAATTTATAATCTTTTTCATTTTGATAATAATTAGGAGTATATTTAACTACTAAATCATCTTCAAAATTAAAATCTTCAATTTCTCCTTTATCATTAATAGAAACTTCATCTAATTGTGATTCTTTTAAAATACCAGCTAACTGCTGCATTCTATGAATTTCGTTAAGTTGCTTTTTCATTTTTTTTTATTATAATAATAAATATTTTTATTTTAAAAGTAATAAAATTATTTTGCCAAAATGCTTTCAGCAACATAAATACCATGCGCACCGCTAACGGTAATACCACGAGCTGAAAGTGCATCACCTACAAAGTGTACATATGGATATTCAGTTAATGATAAATCATCATAATTAACTAACGGTTCCGGTGATAAGTATTTTACTTCAGGAATGTACATACCCCAATCATCACCAAATTCAAATACTTTATTCATTGATAATATAAAATCATGAATATAAGTAGCATATTCACCTAATACTTCATAAAACCTAACCAAATTATCTACAGGATAAGCAGATACAGTTGTTCCCTCGGATGTTAATCCAGGTTGACGAGTTTTGTTTGGTGAATAATAAGTACCAGTTCCATTAATTTGTAGTTTTTGAACAATATCTCTACTCCAAGCAAATGGATCTTCAATACCTTTGATTTCCATTAATATACCAAAATTAGTCATTTGGTTTTCGAATTCTTTACCTTTTTTGGCGTGTCCGTTGTAGCTAACGTCTCCATAAGTTTCTTCCACTGCAACGTAAGCTGCATTGTTGTTAGTACAAAAGCTACGGAGAGATACCTTATCGAATTTTTGATATAGTTTAAAATCATATGATATATCAATTAGTTTTTGAAAATACTTTTGTGGGCTTTCAAATCTCACTCCAATCTGCACAGCGCGAGCTTCAGTTGGTAATTGTTTTTCTCTCACTATTTTTTGAGTTAAATCCATACCAGCTTTACCAGTACCATAAATTAAAGTATCAAATTTTATTTTTTTCATATTAATTGTTTTTATATTTCCATTTATAACCTAATACAGATTTTCTTTTTCCTTGACAACATAAACATATTCCTCCATTGCTTTTTAATCCTGTTGTATCCTCAAATTCTTGAACAGAATCCCACTCTTTAATAAAATTATCTTCTAAATCATATTGAAGGACAGGTTTTCTTCTTTTTTGAGAAACCATTTGATTTCTATATGTCCAATCTATATCTCGTTTTTTAAAAGTATCACTTTTCTTCTTTCTAGTCTCTTCAGAATCTTTTATACCTAATCTAACTTTTTTACCTATCATAGACTTACTTTTCTTCTCACTGCTTTCCTTACTCATCTTTTTGCCTTTATTAGGTGATATATGACCTTTTAATCCTTCAGATATTTTTCTTTTAGATTCTTCAGAATGTTTCATTCCAGTAGTACCAGCTTTAACACCACATTCAGCTATATTAGCTAATATATAACCTTTATTTCGCAAATCTAATTCTATTTCTCTTTCTTTTAATAATGCTTCATTTTCACTTAATCCTTCAAATAATATTTTAGATTCAAATACACCATTATTTTTATTTACAATATTATGCCAGTATTGATTTCTACCATATTTTGATCTATCTCGTTTAGATATTCCTTTTCCAACATAAAACGGTTTATTCATATCAGGTCGTATATGAATATAAACTATAAAGTTATTGTTTTGGTTTTTTTTCGTGATATTTTTGTTTGAGTTTTTCATCGATTTTTTCTTTATTAGACCAATAATATTTCTTACTATATTCTCGTTGTTTGAGAATACGTTCATCTTCTGTTTGATATTTTTTAATACGTCCCATCTATTATAAATATTATAGATCTAAGAAAAAATCTAAGAAAAATCAATTATTCTTTAATATTATTTCTTTAGTTTCAAAATCAATATCTTCAACTTCAGTATTCCACATGAATCTAACACCTTTATCAACTAAATATTGATACCAACGTTTTCCTATTTCATGCAAGTAGTCTGTACCTATGTGGTATACGGGGAATAAGCGAAGTCCAAAATACGGCTTAATAAAATCTGGTTCTGCTTGTGGGTTAGAGTACATTATTTTAGAAGGATCAGGATGGAAGCGTTTCCACATCTCAATTGATTGATTCATTAAATTATATGCTTTTTTTTCACCACAATACTTACTTAACTGACCTCCAATTGAAGTATGATAAGTAAGTTTACCATCTGAAAATCCTCCTGCTCCTGCAAAACCACACATTACTTCTTCTGGTTTGCGAACATAAGGATCATTCCCTTTATCAATAATAGTAATTAATTCTCCAGGATAATTATTATCTATTAATTTTAATGCAGCACTAATACCAGCTACACCACTTCCAACAATTACAATTTTATTCTTCATTTTGATTTTCTTTATTTTTTCTTTTATATTCTTTAATTGTTTCTTGAGGTTCTTCTGTTTTTACTTCTTTATCTGCTTTTACCATTTCAGTAATTTCTTCTAAATTTTCAATTATTGAATCTAGTTTTTCAATAACTGTAGGAGTTTCTGGTTCTGTGGGTGGAGGAGGTGTTGTTGGGGTTTTAACTTGATTTTCTGCAGAGATAGCATTGTTAACCATGTTAAACCATCCTCTAATTGATCTTTGATAACTCATGTTTTATTATTTTTATAAAATTAATAATTTATTTTTGCCATTTCAAATTTTGAAGGTCTAATATTCCAATTATCAATATATCTTATATTTTTTTCTTTTTTACACCATATCGCTATAGTAGAAAGACTTATATTTAATTTATTAGCTGCTTCAGAACAAGATTCATATATCTCTCCGGTTTTTATATTTTGTATTCGTTTTCCTAGTTTTCTTTTAAATTTATTTTCCATCCAAAGTTTTTTCATTTTTTCACTTTTAATACGTTTAGCTTCTTCAGGATATATATAAGGTTTATGATAACCTCCTCCTATGCAATTCATACCATTTAAAACACAGTTATACTGTTTTATCCAGTATTGTTCTTTTTTATTTAGTTCTTCTTCTTTACATTCTTCTATTATTTCAAAAGAATGATAAAACCATCCATATTTTTTTAAAGATTCATATAATTTAGTTTGTTCTTTACAATAATGCTTTTTATATGTTTCAAATCTTTTTTCTATATTAGTTGATTGACCAATATATATTTCTTTTTCAGGGTTAGTTATTTTATAAATACCTATCATAATATTATTTATAATAAATATTACAAAAAAAAATGGAGTAGTGGCTGTTTTAGGGCCACTACTCCGATTTATATAAATCCTCTAATGAGGCGAACAGGCAATGAATCTGTTTTATATATTTATATTATTATAAATAATTATTATAATATATAACTTTACCTGCTATATTTGCTGATTTTACTTTATTATATGGATCATTTTCAGGAAAAAGTTCTAACATATGTTCTTTACTAAAAGAAACATCTATTCCTGAGTTATCATCAGTACCTGCTGTAGCTACTAATGGATCACCCATAATTTCAAATTCAGAACCAGGATCACCTATTTTTTGAATAAATTCATCCATATTAGCGTTCAAAAATGAAGCAATATTTTTATCTTCATTCATTAATGATTCTTGATATTCACTTTCAGTGATTAATCCAGCGATAAGCTGCATTCTTTTAATTTCGTTAATTTGTTTTTTCATTTTTTTTTTTTGTTATATGTTAATAAATATCAGAACAGGCAATAAATCTGTTTTATATGTATTATTATTTTATACTAATTCAATTCCCATTTCTTTTAACTTTTTTATAAAACTCATAATTTTTTGATTATCTACATCATCAAAGTCAGCTTCAAAAGCATCTTTTCCAGTTAAATCAGTTAAAATACCCATCCACTCTTCAGTTCCTGATTCTATTTCTTTGCCTCCCATTGATTCAAAATAATCATCATCTACTCCATTTTGATTTAAAATATTAAGAACTTCTTCTTCAGACATTTGCTTATTTACTGATGAAATATTGTTAGGGGTTACTCTATTGGATTTTCTCCATGTAATTTTCACATCACGGCCATATTTTATTTTAGCTGCTTTTGTTACAGCTTGTTCAAAACGAACACCTAATGCAAGATATGCGTTTTTATTTTCCCAATAGTTTTTAGGATCTCTTGGTCCTGGTATATAAATACTCTTCATAAAATCAGCTTCATTATCAGTTTCTAATTCTATTTCAAAAGTATTAGAATCAGCATCGTAAATACCATAGTCGTCTACATTATTGGGATTTATAAGAGTTTTTCTTAAAGTTTTATCAATTTCCCATTCATTCATTAATGATTCTTGATATTCACTTTCAGTGATTAATCCAGCGATAAGCTGCATTCTTTTAATTTCGTTAATTTGTTTTTTCATTTTTTTTGTTATATATTAAATAAATATCTGAACAGGCAATAAATCTGTTTTATATGTTTATATTATTTTTGAATACGATCTTGTATTTCTTTTAATACTGATTTATCATGTATTGATATTGCAGGAGCACCATATCCTGAATCTGGCGTTAGTATACAAACGTAATTACTTCCTTCAAATACCACAGCATTTATTGTATTAGTTTCTATATCTGTTAATGTTCCTAATACTGTGCAATCATCTTTAAGTCCGGCGCTAAGATCTCCATCTGCTGGTGAATAGGCTCCTAAATTTTGTCCTGGTTGAAAGATAGTTACTTCTTCGTTTAGTTGGTTTTCTTTTAAAATACCAGCTAATTGCTGTATTCTTTTAATTTCGTTAATTTGCTCTTTCATTTTTTTTTGTTATATATTAATAAATATCCAAGATGGCGTATTTCCTAATTTTTTCCAACTTAACCCTTTAACAGCTATTTTATCTTTAATATAAAACTGCTTATAAGCAATAATAGTATCACTATTCTTATACTCATCAGGCATACATTGTGGTGGGGGAGTAAACCCATTATCGGGTATATTAGGTTCATTATCACGGCACCATTCAAGTACATCTTGTGTTTTATGGTGTTTACCATAACGTTTTGTAAATTCACTACAAATTTCAAGACCATGTTGTACAAGCCAACGATAGTGTTGAATTGATTGGCGAGTCCAAATTGTTGATGGATGATTAAAATGAGCACGCTTATATGGTGCTTGTGAACCTACTGCCCAATGTGTTGTACAGCACATTTGAGCTGATTCGATTTGCATTTTACGAATATGATCATCGGCTAATTGTTGTGCTGCGATGATTGGGTCTTGATTGATATAAAATATATTCATACTTTAAAAGTATAAATTTTATTTTGCCCTTTATATTATTTTACGTTATATTCTTTGTTACCTACTTTTAGATTAACTACAGTATCAAGATTTATCATTCTATAAGCTCGCTTTTGAATATCAAAAACAGGAATTAATCCTTTAGGTTCAGGATTATATGGTAGTTCACCTCCTTTAAGATAAGCTTTAACTCCTAAACGAGCATTCATAACTCGAGTAGTACCATCTGTTCTTTTAATAAAAGTTACTGTAAAAAATTTACCTTTAGTATCTTTAATTACTTTTTTAGCTTGTTCATGGTTAATAGTTTCTACAGAAGAAGAATTTACATTCTGTTCTACAAGAATTCCTGCTAATTTTTGCCAACGTTTTGCTTCTTGTATTAACATTTATTTATGTATTTTTTATAGTTTCAAGCATATTATTATATAACGTTTTTGATATAGTGTGATAAGTATAACATTGATTACATTGTAATTGGATTCTTGGGTTTCCTAAAGCTGTATAACGTGTTTTGGTGTATTTCATGCTGTTTGAAGTACAATTAGGGCAAGAATATTTTTCCTCTCCGGCTATTACACCATGATGAGTTTTAGCAGGAATATAAGTTACTATTCTATTGTATACTTTTTCTAAAATAACTACATCATTTTTGCAATATTCTATCATATGATGTAATGCTTCTTTATCTTTATTTAGTATTACTTTTTCCCATAAATCATATCCTGTATGTATTTTTTGTCCTACATTTAAAAATTTAGCTATGTAATCTAATTTGTTACTATTAAATCTAAATTTAGACCTAGCAAAATTTAAAGTATCTAATGTAGTGTACACAGGAAATACTGGGATTTTATGATATAGGCAACGAGTTCTAATCCATGGTAGATCAAATTTATCACCGTTATGTCCTATTAATTCATCTGCTTCATTAGCTACTTCAATAAATTGTTCTAGTAATTTTTTATCATCTTGATTTTCATCCCAATGTAACGAATATACTTTATTTTCATTTATCCATTTATAACAAATACAAATAATTGCTCTTTCTTTTATAATACTTTCAGGAGAAATATTTTTTTTATAACCAGATGACCAAAAAAAGCCCACATTGGGGCTAGTTTCTATGTCAAAAAATAACTTTTTTACCATTTTTTATTTTTAATATATTAAAGAAGTTTTGCCAAATCAACCTAAAGCTTCAAAATCATCATTTCTATCTAAGTAAAAAGTATCTTTTATTCCTTTTTCGTTTATTAAAGTCAATGTTATATTATTTCCCCAAGGGCCTACATAAATTACTTCAACTTTTTCTCCTTTTTTAAATTCACCTATATCATCAGATAAAATATAAGTATTTCCTTTTTCTATAGAAACTGCTGATACTTCTTTTAAATATTGTTTTAATTTCATGTGTTTTACATTTTTAAGTAAAGTTTCAATTGATAAAGTTTTTTCAGTTGATGTTGTTGTTGATAAAATTTCTTCTATAGTTTCTTGAAATCCTATTTCTTTTAGTATTTCATTCAATATGTTTATTTTAATAGGATCCTTTAAATCAACTATACCATCTGGGCATCTATAAGACCATTCTGTAAGTATATCAGTAACTGTCATTGTTTAGGCTTCAGCGGGTGGTGTTTCTTCAGCTGGTGTTTCTGCTGGTGGAGTTTCTTCTACTGGTGTTGTTTCTGGAGCACTTGAAGTAGCAGTAAATGCTTCGGCTCCAGCATCAGGAGCAGGTACTTCTTTACCTTCTCCCTCAGCAATAGCATAATTTAATTCTAACACGTTTGCGATTGCTTGTTGTGCTCTTTCTAATTCGCCTAAGTTTTGCATATTATATTTTTTCCCTGCTACTTTAACAGTGAAATTCTTTTTACCATCATATATAATATTAAAATCTTGTTCGTTTATTAGTTTAGCAGTAAACGTAGTTGGTTTTGGTGCTATTATTTTAATATCACTAATAAAACGACCAAAAGTAGGAGACATTAGATCTTCCATAACTTTCTTTAATCCGGGAAAGCGATATACAAGATACATAGCTTTAGTTGCCTTCTTTTCTCTTTCTTCTTGTTCAGCAAGAGCTTTACGAACAGCAACTTTAATGTACTTTTCTAATAATAGTTTTTTATTCATCGTTTTTTAATTCATGAAATCCTTGAGCAGCTTGCTCAATGTAATTTTCAGCTTTAGCTATATGATCTTGAATCCAACCAGGTATATTACGTTCCTGGTTGCCTAATTTTTGTCTTAACTCAACAATCGCTTCCGCGATTGCTTCTAAGCTAGATACAGCCATTGATACTTCATGGTCCATACCTTCTTTTTGTACTACTTTAGATATTGCTTTACGACGAGTAGCTAAATACTTATCTGTTTTATTAACTTTACCATCGTTATTTATATCTTCATCTTCTTGACCTATAGGATCTAAATCTTCATCCATAGCACGAGAAGTAGCAATAGCTCCTGCTTTAGCATCAGACATACCAGATGCTTTAAGTTTGTCAAATATTTCTCCACGTTTTTTCTTTTGAGTGGGAGTCATTTTTTTCTCTAATAAGTCAAGTAATTTTATCATTTTAAATACTTTAATTTGTAAAGTAAAGAATTAATTTCAGCTACTACTTCGTCAACTTGATTTTGAATGTATGAATCTTGAGCTATCATTGATCTAGTTTTTTCAACAAACATACATAATGTAGTGAAATAAGCAATAATAGCATCACAGCTTTGATATTCTTGTAATGCTACATTACTATAACCAGTAATGATACCATGTTTACCTTGATATGATTCAACTAATCCATCAATTATATCTACAATGTTATCGTAGTATTCATTTAATGCTTTATGAGCAGCAAACGATGGTGTTTGAAGATGATAAACATGAGCTTGCGTACGAGACGCCATTAAAGCAGAAACAAATTGACCTATGATAGCGTTTTCCATTATTTACCTTTTTTAGATTCCTTATCTTCTTTAGGTTCTTTTTCTTCTTTTTCTTCTTTAGGTTCTTCTTTTTTCTTAGTTGATTTTTTCTTTTTAGCTTCGACTTGTGGTTCAACTAAACCAATCATTTCTTTAATCTTTTGAGTTTCAGCTGTTACTTTACTTTCTACTTCGGTAATTTGATTATTAATCATTTCAGCTAATTTACCATGAGCAGCTTTAATTTTAGCCATTTCATTAACAAAACGCTGTAAATGAGCAAACTCAACTACTGGTTCAGCAGTACTTTCGTTAATAGCATATTGAGCTAAAGCTTCTTTCATTGCTTTTAAACTCGTTAATTCTTTTTTAAGTTCAACTAATTTACCACCGCTTTTTTTAGGACCTTCTTTTTTCACTTCAGCAATTACTTCTCTAACTGCTTGACGTATTTCATTAATTGTCATTTTAATTTGTATTTTAATTGTGTTTTATGTGTATAAATATTAATTTATTTTGTTTTTCCCCATGATTTACCTTTACCTGGGTCGCCACATTGTGATGGTGTTGGGCGGCATGATGGGTATTTAGCTCGTTTTTCACCTTTTTGTCTACCACATGGTTTACATTTTTTCTTTCCATCTACTTCACGGCATGTGTTACAATCAACCCAACCGCCCGTTTTGCCTGGAGCGCCTTTACGTTTAAACCAAGTGCGGAGTGTTTCTTTTTGTTTTTCAGTTAGTTGATCAATATCATCTTCACCAATAAAAAACGCTTCAGATTTAATTCCTTTCCAAATATCACCTTTACGACATCTTACAATAGCACCTGATTTGTATGCTGATGGTTTACTATAGCGACGATCAGCAATGCGTTTGCAGCGATCTTCTAATAGTATTTCTTTTAATATGTCGGTTAGTTTGATCACGATTTATAGATCTTTAATTGTAATTTACCACTACCTTTAATTACTCTATGCCAGCAGTGTCTTGGTATAAATATAGACTTATTTAATGATGTTGGCAATTCATTGTCAAGTTGTACTTGCCAATTAGTTTTTCCTATAATTTCTATTGTGCGATTTTCATCATCACGATGCCAAAGCAATTCAACAGGATCTATATTTTCATCGAATTCACGTATAGTGTATTCGGATGTAGTTTCGATGTCTGTGTATGGTTTCATATATATTATAAATATTCAACTTTATACTGTTTATTTTTAATAGTTTGTGCTTTTCCAATAAGTTGACATCTTACTGTTTCTGGATTTATTTGTAGATCAATTGCTAATTCATAGTAATTAGAGTAGGTTTTAATATATTTTCCTTCAACAGTATATAAAGCTACTTGTTTTCCTTTACCTTTATTAGGACTAATTCTACCTTTATGAGCAGCGGTTACTCCTGGTTTAGGACCGTCTAATTTACCTTTTTTAGAGTTAGGTTTACCTAGTTTTGCTACACGTATTTTTTCAATTTGCTCTTGTGGAAGTTTACGTCCTTTTAGTTTATTACTAGTTCTAAGTCTCCCTTCTAAAGGATGAATCGTTCCTTTATTAGATTTACTTATTTTTTGTTTAGTAGATTCTTTAACTACTTCTGGGCCCCCTCCTCCTGAATTTTTATTAATTATGTTATAACCTAAATTTTTAAAAAGAGTTATATAATGTTTTTCCCAATATCTCCAATCATCTACATTATCTATAATTTCTAGTATAATAGAATCGTTATTTAATTTTTTTCGATGTGCTCTTTCTCTTTGTTGGGGATTATTTTTTGTTTTTCCAACATAAAAGGGAATTTTATCCCCTTTATGTAAATAATATATTATTGTTTCCATATATTAATAAATATATTGGATTTACCAATAACCGCTGAAAGTTGTTTTAAAGCCTAGCAGCTTTGCAAACCTTGGCAATCTACAACTCCAATATGAAGCTTTAGTTCTATCTTTTTTCTGGGCACATTTATGGCGAGCGGCAAATGCGCGGCGTGCTTGTGGATTGTTTAGTTTAGCTCTTAATCCACCCGCGTCACCAAATGATACTTTTTTAATTCCACCACCTGGTTTACGAACATAAACGTAAAATTTCTTTGAACCGCCGCGTTTTGGTTTACCGATTGGAGGTGTTTTTTTCTTTTTATCTGCTTCTTTTAATTCTTTAGCTTCAGTTAATGATATTAACTCGTCTAAGCTAATAACATAATCTAAAGGTACTCTCATACCATTATATACTCCAAATTCACCTATATTTGATTCTAATAATTCAGCATCATCTTCAGTTACTGAAAGTAATCCTTTATTGTATAATTCACGTGCTTCACGAAATAAAGAGAAATAATTTTCAGATAAAGGACGATATATGTTATTAATTAACATTCTACCTTCTTTAAGATGATATATTAAACCTTCAGATAATATCATATCTTTAGATTCATTTATAAGTTGAGGACCATTACATCCACAATCTTCAGTTAATAATTCTGTATTTTCCATTATGATAATGATTTTAACATTTCAATTAATTTAGGTTGAGGGGATACGTCTACTTTATCTATTCTAACTGAATTGTGAGTATATAGTCCTGGTTCTCCTCTTAAAGCTCTAGAGGTAATATCCCATATATCAGGGTTATATGATATAGGAATATTATATTCTTTGTTCCAAGCTATTAATAGTTCTTTAGTAGAAGCTATTTGAGCATCAGTGTATGCATGATAAAATTTGAAACCACGATGAGCAACGGGTAATTCTACAACTTCTTCTTTTGGAACTTCTCTATTAACATAATTATAAAATTTACCATTTTTATATGTTAATTGACCCCAATTGCATATTTCAATACCTATTGATGTTTTATCTAAGGATCTGTAAGGTATTTGACATTTTTGAAATGTAGATTCTTTAAGACCTAAATGATAGGCCCAATATTTAACATTAAATCCCTGGGCTACTTCCCCATCTATCCAACTGTTACTAGTTCCTGGTTTGCCACCTATGGTAACACAAGTAGCAATTCGTTCCTTATTAGTTCCCCAATCTTTAAATACAGCAATGGGGTTTGAATTACCTGCGGTATGATGAAGATATATTTGAGTTTTTTTATACTCTTCTTTTATGTATTGATCTGAAGGAAAAGATACTTGGGTTATTTTCATAAAAAAATTATTTTGCGTGCCACCAGTTACAGCAATATTCATCTGCAGGAGCAGGTATTTTAGCATCACCATTTCTCCATTTTAACCAATATTTGTTGTTACATAAATTACCTTCTTTAATCCAATATTCACAGTTAGTACACATTGAACCGCCTTTAGTTACACGCATGCCTGGTTTATGATTAGCAGGATATTCAACAGGTCTTTCTTTAGCTTCATTTATAAGATCTAATAATTTATGCATATTATTTTGGTTTAAATGCTTTTTCTAATTTAGCGTTTTCTTCAGATAAGTATTCTACTTTAACTCGCAGTTCAGCTACTTCTGATGTTAGTTTTATAATTAAATTACGTAATTCATTTTTTTCTTCAGATGATTCTTCTAAAAGTGCTTCTAACTTAGCAATTCTATCTTTACAATCATGTCTAATAAAATCTTCATCTCTTTCTCTTCTTTGTGCTCTTTGTTCATAATATCGAAAAGCAGTTGTTCCTCCTAAAATAGTTATAGCAGTAACTAAAACAGTCCACATATTGTTTGTTTCCATACTTTATTTAATAGTTAAATTAATTACCTATAAATATTATGGAGAAATATGGTCTTTAAGTTTAGTTACATATTCTTGTAATTCCTGTATTATTTTTTGTTTATCAATACCTTTACCAGCCCATTTTTCAATATCACCTTGTTCAGTAACAAATTCTTCATTATTATCTTCTAATGCTATTTCTAAAATTAAGTCTTCAACATCTTTAATATGAGTTTTAACA